ACTTTAGCGATCTGTATTTCTAGGGCCAGCCTGTCATAAGGGGCCTTCATCACTTATCCCCAATCATAAGCGGCACGAATGAATGGCGACGATTGCCGAATGCGCCAAGCACCTGTTCATGGACGAACGGCGGTTCAAGCAGCTACTTGACGAGGATGTGATTACCCGTCAGTCGCGGGCCGCGTATGATCTCGATGCGGTGCGCGAGCAGTACATCCGACACCAGCGGGAGGTTGCCGCCGGGCGTGCTATCGCCGGCGATCTCGATCCTGCCCAGGAGCGGGCGCGCAAAGACAAGGAACTGGCGGACAAAACGGCGCTGACCAATGCGGCGACCCGCAAGGAGTTGCTGCCCCGCGCCGATGTTCACGCCGCCGTCACATCGTCATTTGCGCGTGTTCGGTCACGGCTTCTGTCGATGCCGACAAAAATGGCCCCGTTGGTCCTTGGCGCGACTTCGCTGGCGGTCGTTCAGGAGAAGTTATCCAATGCCATCAACGAAGCGCTCGCGGAACTCGCGGGCACCATCGTTGCCGGCGTACCTGTATCTGAAGACGGGGAAGGCGACACTTGACGCTTGCCAGGATTGGTGGGGCACATTCGCCCCACCGCCGAATCTCACCGTAAGCCAGTGGGCTGATCGTGAACGGCGGCTGAGCCCTGAAGCCAGCGCCGAGCCGGGACGATGGGATACGAGCCGGGCGGAATACCAGCGCGGCATCATGGATGCGGTAAGCGATCCGCTGGTGCATACCGTTGTGGTGATGTCATCTGCCCAGGTGGGCAAGACGGAAACGCAACTGAACGTCATCGGCTACCACGTCGATCAGGATCCGGCTCCGATACTAATGGTCCATCCGACGCTGGAGATGGCGGAAGCCTTCTCCAAGGACCGCCTGGCCCCGATGGTGCGGGATACGCCGACGCTGACTGGTCGGATCGCCGACGCGAGATCGCGGGACAGCGGTAACACGATTCGGCACAAGTCGTTCACCGGCGGGCACATCAGCTTATCGGGGGCCAATTCGCCGGCGTCGCTGGCATCACGCCCCATCCGCATCGTGCTTTGTGATGAGGTTGATCGCTACGACGAGAGTGCTGGGGAAGAAGGTGACCCGCTAACACTGGCAATCAAGCGTACCGCGACATTCTGGAACCGGCGCATTGTGTTGGTGTCGACCCCCACGATCAAGGGGCTGTCGCGCATCGAGAAGGCTTACGCCGAAAGCGATCAGCGGCACTTTTGGGTGCCGTGCCCTGACTGCAACCATTATCAGACGCTGCGTTGGGAATTGGAGCGGGTCGTCTGGGACAAGGGTGAGGGCACAGGACGGGCACGGCACAAGCCGGAAACGGCAGGCTATGTCTGCGAAAGCTGCGGCTCAGTGTGGGGCGACACGCAACGCTGGCAGGCCGTTCGCGAGGGCGAATGGAAGGCCAGCGCACCGTTCAATGGTGTTGCCGGATTTCATCTCAGCGAGCTTTACTCGCCTTGGTATCGGCTATCGGAAACGGTGCGGGCGTTCCTCGACGCCAAGGATGACCCGACCCGGTTGCAGGCGTGGGTAAACACCTCGCTTGGCGAGTGCTGGGAAGAGGACGCCGAGAAGATCGACGCCGGAGCGTTGCTCAACCGTGTCGAGGCGTTCGGGCCGAAAGACGTTCCCGACGAGATTTCTGCGCTCACGTCTGGAGTGGACACGCAAGGTGATCGTCTCGAAGCGTCGCTTTGGGGATTTGGCGAGGCGGAAGAAAGTTGGCTGCTAGAGCACCAGGTATTTTACGGCGACCCGGCAACCACGGAAGTCTGGGACGATCTGGACAAATGGCTACTTGCCATGCGGCGTACCGAGTCTGGCCTGTCTCTGCGGATTCAGGCGGCGTGCATCGATATGGGCGGACATCATACCGACCAGGTGCTGCGGTTCTGTCATTCGAGACGCGGGCGCCGGGTGTTCGCCATTCATGGTGTGCCGGGGCCTAAGCCGATCTGGACGCCAAAGGCCAGTGTGTCGAAGAAGGCCAAGCAGGCGTTTCGGTTCCACAACATCGGTGTCGAGACAGCCAAGGATGCTCTTTACGGACGGTTCAGACTGACTGAACCAGGGCCTGGTTTCGTGCATATCGCGGCCGGCATCGAACCGCACGTCATCGACCAGTTGACGGCCGAACAGGTTGTGATTCGAAAGCGGCAGGGCCGACTCAAACGGATATGGGATTTGCCGAGCGGACGGCGCAACGAAGCACTGGACTGCGCTGTGTACGCCCTGGCAGCACGGGCCAGTCTTGGCGCCAGACTGCACCGAACGGCATTCGCGGCGGAACAGCCCAAGGGCATTGCCGCGCCGGATCGGCCGACGCGGGGTAATTGGTTGGGCACAACGTCACGTAACGAGCGCCGACGTGGATGGCTGAACAGGTAGCATCATGGCTTATACGCAATCAGACATCGACAATCTGAGGCGCAAGATCGCCAGTGGTGTAGCGGCGACCCGGCACGGGGACACGTCCGTCAATAATCAAACATTGAAGGAGATGCGCGAAACCTTGGCGATCATGGAGGCCGAGGTTAACGGTACCGGCATCCGGCGTACACTCGCCACGTTCCGTAGCGGGGCGTAAACGTGGGCAACCTGCTTGATCGCGCGGTGGGATATCTCTCGCCGCGGCTGGGTCTCGCGCGGCAACGAGCCAGGCTTCGGCTTGGCACCTTATCGGCGGCGCTTACAGCCGTGCGAATGCAATACGAGGGTGCCACGACAGGCCGGCGTTCGCAGGGTTGGCGCGTCGTATCGACCGATGCAAATGCGGAAGTGCTGGCGGGCCGATCCCGATTGCGAGACGTTGCGCGCGACATGGTGCGCAACAATCCGCACGCGGCGCGAGCAAAACAGGTTATCGCCCATAACGTGGTTGGCAAGGGCATTCTGCCATCGGCTTTGTCCACTGTACCTCAAGCCCAAGCTGAGCTGGAGCGGCTGTTAAAGGCGCATTTCGACACTACGGCGTGCGATGCACTGGGCCGGCACAATCTGGCCGGTCTTGAGGCCATGGTCATGGGGACGGTGGTTGAGGCGGGCGAGTGTCTGGTGCGCTTCAGGCCGCGACGAACCGAGGACCGTCTGCCGCTGCCGTTTCAGCTTCAAGTGATGGAGCCGGACCACCTCGACGATTCCGTGAACGGCCGATTGCGTAACGGCAATATGGCAATACAGGGGATCGAATTTACCCCGTTTGGCAAGATTGCCGGGTATCACCTATTCAACGAGCATCCTGGCAGTTTGCTTTCAATCACCACGCAAAGTCATTTCGTGCCAGCGGAATCTGTTGCGCACATTTTCAGAACCGACCGTCCCGGCCAGGCCCGCGGCGTATCGTGGTTCGCGCCCATCATTCTGCGGATGCGAGACCGCGCCGACGTGGCCGATGCCTATCTGATGCGGCAGAAGATTGCTGCGTGTTTTGCCGCGTTCATTCATAGCAATGACGAGTTTATCGAAGAGACTAACGCGGATGGTACAACGAAGGTCAATGACCGCGATGTACCATTGGAGACTATCGAGCCGGGTATGATCGAGCGGTTGCGCAACGGTGAGCAAGTCACCTTCGGCAACCCGCCCGGTGTCGGCGATTATGGCGACTACATGATGAATGTGGACCGTGAGGTCGCCGTCGGATTGGGCATAAGCTATGAGGCGCTGACCGGCGACCTGTCTCACGTGAATTTCTCCTCCGGCCGCATGGGCTGGCTGGAATTTCAGAGATCAATCGACGCTTGGCGCGGACACATGCTCAGGCCGCAACTCTGCGACCGGATCGGGCAATGGTTTCTTGATGCCGCCGCCATCGAGATTGGCAGAAGGTGGCCGGCAGAGATCATTTGGTCTGAACCTCGCCGTGAAATGATCAATCCGGGCCAAGAGGTGCCGGCCACCACAAGACTAATCCGCTCCGGCCTTTCCTCGCGTTCCGAGGAACAGCGCAACCGGGGCTTTGATCCTGCCGATCTTGAAGCGGAGATCGCGGAAGACAATCGCCGGGCCGATGATCTCGGGTTGATCTTCGATTCCGATCCACGCCGGGTGACGAACACCGGCAGCCCCGTCGAGATACCTGAACAGAACGACCGAAAGGAGGCATAGCCATGCCCCATAAACTCATCGTGGGCGATGAACTCGTCCTTTATGGCGATGTTGGTGATTTCGGAGACGACTTCGACCATTTCACGGCACGCGATGTAATTGAGGCATTGCATGAATTGGGCCGTGGGGATGTTTCGGTGCGTCTCAATTCCGGCGGCGGCTTCGTCAGTGAAGGCACCGCGATCTTCAACGCGCTGAAGGCCCACCCTGGCGAAATCACCATGTACGTTGACGGCATCGCGGCATCTGCCGCAAGTGTCGTGGCGATGGCTGGTGATCTGATCGTCATGCGGCCAGGCTCATTGATGATGATTCATGATCCGTCCGGCATTACGCTCGGTACGGCTGAAGCCCATCGAGAAACGGCTGGTGTTCTCGATAAGATGGGTAATATTGCGGCATCCATCTATGCCGAGCGTAGCGGCAAGTCGACCGAAGAAATCCGCAACCTGATGTTGGCGGAAACCTGGCTTGACGGTCAGGAGGCCATTGCCCTCGGATTCGCAGACGAGGCCGAAGCCGACGGTGAGGCGACTGCCTATGCCGTGTTTGATTACACCCTCTACCAGAACACCCCCGACCATATTCTGCAGTCTGCGCAGCGCAAGACGACGCGCAAGCGGCCTGCTTCACCCGCGGCTAGGTCCGCAAACCCAAAGGAGCTTGCTACTATGAGCAAGGCAACGCCCGTGGTGGCCGCGGAGACCAAGGCCACACAGACTGACGACAACGACAAGTCGCTCGATGTCAACTACCAGGCGCTTCTGCAGCGTCTCGACGCGGCCGAAGCGAAGATGGCTGCGGCCGAGAAGCCGGAGTCCGCGCCTGCGGTAGAGACCGCAACGGAACCTCGCGACGCGACCCGCGATATCATGTCACGGTGCCGTGCCGCCAAGATGACTCTCGACCAGACCTACGAGGTTATCGAGAAGTCCGGCAACAGTGTCGAGAAGGCCAAGGATCTGATCATCGCCAGCATGGCGGATCGCGACCCGCAGCCGGAAACGATGCCGCACATCACGGCAGGTGCCGATGCGTCCGACCGCTTCAAGGAGGGCGCTACCAAGGCGCTGCTCTTCCGGGCCGGCATGGAGGGTGGAGAGGTCAACGAATTTACCTCGATGAAGCTCGACAATCTCGCTCGCGAGCATCTCCGGTTGCGCAATGTCACCATGAACTTCCGCACCCCGCTGGAGATGGCGGGCGAGGCGTTCCGTCCCTACATGATGGGGGGCCAGCACTCTACGTCCGACTTTGTGGAAATCCTCGCCAACGTCGCCAACAAGGCGATGCTGAAGGGATACATGGAAGCGGAAGAGAGCTTCGATACGTGGACGGCGCGCGGTGTCTTGACTGACTTCAAGGCTGAGAAGCGCGTCGATCTGAACCTGTTCCCGTCGCTGTCCGAGGTGCCTGAAGGCGCCGAGTACACCTACGGGACGATGGGTGACCGGGGCGAAGACATCCAGCTTGCCACCTACGGCAAGATGTTTGCCATCACCCGGCAGGCCGTCATCAATGATGACCTGAACGCCTTCACGCGCATTCCGTCGCGGATGGGCCGTGCGGCCAAACGCACGATCGGCAACCTTGTCTATGCGGTCTTGACCGACAATGCGGCTATGTCGGACAACATTGCGCTGTTCAACTCCAGCCACAGTAATCTGGCCGGCAGCGGTGCGGCACCGACCGTAACCACGCTCGATGCGGCTCGGGCGGCCATGGCCATTCAGAAGGACCCTGACAGTCATGCGGCGGCGCTCAATATTCGCCCGCGTTACTTCTTGGTTCCGGTGGAGCTTGAGGGTGTGGCATCCACTCTGATGAACTCGGAGTTCGATCCTGCCAAGACGCAGCGGACGCCGAACCATGTGCGCAGTCTTGCCACGGTTATCTCCGACGGTCGCCTGAGCACCAACAGCACCAAGGCGTGGTATCTAGCCGCCGATGCCAACCAGCACGATACCATCGAGGTTGCTTATCTCAACGGCAATGATCAGCCCATGCTTGAGCAGCGTGACGGTTGGAACGTCGATGGTGTCGAGTTCAAGGTCCGCATCGATGCCGGTGTCAAGGCGCTGGACTTCCGCGGCCTGTACAAGAACGCTGGCGAGTAATTCCCGGCACTGACTGAAACAACAGTGGCAGCCTGAGCGCTGCCAATTTTCACGGAGACTTTATCATGGCTACAAACTTTGTTCAGGCCGGTGACCGGATCACGGTGACGGCCCCTGACGGCAGTGACGATACTGCCGTTTCGTCTGGCGACGGACTGCTGATCGGCAGCCTGTTCGGTGTTTGCGTTCACGATGCAGAGACCGGAGCGGCCGTGACGATCCAGACCAGTGGCGTCTGGACCCTGCCCAAGACCAGCGCCCAGGCGTGGGCTGTCGGCAATCCGATCTATTGGACCGGCAGCGAGTGCACCACGTCTTCGGGCGGCAATACGTTGATTGGCGTGGCTGTCGCTGTGGCGGCCAATCCGTCATCGACGGGCACCGTCCTTCTGACGCGTCAGAATGTCTAGTCGGCATTGAGCCTGAATTGATCGGGCGGAGTGGGGCGGCTTCGGCCGTCCCGTCTCATTCTCACTGCAGGAGCCTGAGATATGGCCAATGTTATCGTGACGCTTACAAGCGTGGTGCCAAATCCGCCACGTCTCAACGAGGCCAGTCTGGCGCTTGGAAACAATGCCGACACCGAGCAGATCGCTATTGGTGAAAGCAGCGTGACCGGAAACAAGGCGGCCACCGCGTTCCGTTACGTGGCTGTCGTGAAGGCTGCTGCTGAATGCTGGGTAGCCATCGGATCAAGCCCGACAGCAGTGGCTGGTTCAGGCTGGCATTTCGATGCCAGTGAGATGCGCGAGTTCTGGATGGCCACGGGCGATAAGGTCGCCGTCATCCAAGCCTAGAGTGAGCCTGATTTGTGATCCGCTGGACCGTTCCGCGCGAGTGGGACGGTAAACCCGTCTTCATAGTTGCGGGCGGGCCTTCATATCGGACACAAAACCTGGCACTGCTACGTGGTCGCCATGTCATCGCAGTCAATCGCTCGTTCGAGGATGTGCCGTGGGCTCAATATGTCTTCGGCATGGACAAGGACTTCTTCATTCGGCACCGCGCCAGGCTGGAAACCTTCGCTGGCCGCATCGTCACAAACGCATCTGGCGTGCCGCTTGGGCGTGTTCTGACGGTAGACAAGGCGAAGAAACCGTACTTTGCCGGCAATCCGAACCATATCCATTGCAATCGGACCAGCATGGCCGGTGCGATGGAACTGGCGGTACTGCTCGGAGCCGGCCGTCTCGTGCTGCTCGGAGCCGATGGGCGCGATGATGCAGACGCGGTTCGGGCGCACAAGGAACGTTATCCCCACAAGGGGTACCGACCGGCGAGATATGACGACTGGCGCGAGGAATTGAAGGCCGTGGCGGCGGCGCTGAAGCGGCTTGGCGTGCCGGTGGCGAACTGTTCGCCGGGGTCTGCCTATGCCGGTCTGTGGCCGGTTGTGACATTGGAAGAGGCGGTGAAGCAATGATCGACGCGGTTAAGGTTTACGAGATCGATCTTCGCGGTGATATGAAGCGCCAAGCCGATGCCATCATGGCCGACGTTGGTGCTGTGTCGTTGTGGCTTGAATATCCGAAGCAGGACCCGTGGACGCCCACGCATTGGCCTGACTTGAGGGCATTTCGCAGACCTGCCAAGCCTGATCTGTGTGCAAAGATGCCAAACGGCTCGATCCGCACTATTCCGTTCAATACGGTGAACCTTCCGTGAAGGCCGGGAAAGTCTGGGGCCAGACCGAACCGCTGTTTTGCAACGCCTTCGTCGAGTTCAGCCGAGTTTTCATCAAGCCTAATCACCACTGCTCACTGCACCGCCACAAGCACAAGTCCAATCTGTTCTACGTCATCTCCGGCAAGCTGGTGATCGAGGTCCACAAGAACGATTACGAGCTGGTGGACGTGACTACGCTGGGGCCAGGCGATCTCTGCACCGTCAAGCCTAGCGAGTTTCACATTTTCCGGTCACTCGATGAACCAGTGGAGGCGCTTGAGCTGTATTACCCCGAGCCGCTGTCGCCGGACGATATTGAGCGGCGCAACTGCGGCGGTGCCGAGGCTACATGACATTTGCCGATGCGACGGTATTCCTGATCGGCGGCGGTGCCAGCACCAGCCGTATCAATCTGGGCAAGTTGCGCGGACGTGGGATCGTAGTGGCGATCAATGACAGTGTGCGGCGAATACCTTGGGCTGATATCGTATTTTCGGCGGACGGGGTATGGGTAACGCGCCGGGCAGATGTGTTGGCGCGTTTTGTCGGACGCAAGGTGGCGGCGATCGATGGAGGCTATGTTCCGCCGAAAGCGGCCGGGCCTATCGAAGTTCTGGATCGGAGCCGCGACGTGCTGGTCAGCGATGATCCAGGCCTGATCTACTCGGCACACAATTCCGGTTTCGCCGCGCTTAATTTCGCTGTTTCACGTGAAGCCAAACGAATCGTGTTGATAGGTTTCGACCTTGACGGTGGTAATCACTGGCATGGCGGTTACGAGTGGAAATGCCGGTTTGGACGGGCCGATCATCCGAAATGGGCCGCGGCGTTCAATGCCATAGCGCCGGAACTGGAGCGACGCGGTGTGGATGTGGTCAACCTGAACCCTGACTCGGCGATACATTGTTTCCGCTTCGCCACGCTAGACGAGGTTCTGACATGAAGGCCGGCGAGGCGTTGGATCGCTTTATCGTAGAACGGCCCAGGCGTGTTCTGGATATCGGGTCGGGACGCGGCGAGCACGCAATCATCATGCGCGAGGCTGGCTTGACCGTCACCGGCATTGATCTCGGCTACGAGCCGGACATTCGCGGCGATTACATGGCCGTTGAATGTGGACTGTACGATGCGATCTGGTGCTCGCATGTGCTGGAGCATTGTCCGAATATGGGAGAATTTCTGGCAAAGGTGCGGCGTGATCTGGAGTCGGGCGGGCTGCTTGGCATCACTGTTCCACCACTTCGTCATAGACTGGTGGGGGGACATATCAACCTTTTTACCGAGGGCACGCTGGTCTACAATTTGATCCTTGCCGGATTCGATTGCGCCAAGGCCCGTGTCGGTGTTTACGGTTATAATATATCGGTTCTGGTTCGCCATGTGCCTGCCGGACTGCCGGATGATCTGGCCTACGACAAGGGCGATATCGAGCGGCTGGCCAAGTTCTTTCCATGGCCGGTTCACCAAGCCATCGACGGACGCCTTGGAAGTGTCCGGTGGTGAAGGTCGTAGTCTACGAAAATCGCCCTTTCAAGGCGCTCGATGCCCTAGTCGAAGGCATCCCCGGCGTGGTGAAGCGGCCCGCGACTGAATGGGAGCCATGTGACGTTGCGGTGATCTTCGGCACCTACAAGCCGGCCGACCCGTCGACCGGACCCAAGGGCGAGGTTATAGCTCGAACGCGACAATATGGCGGGCGGGTTCTGATCTGCGAGCGTGGCTACGTTCGACGCGACAAATATCTGGCTTTGGGATGGGACGGCATCAACGGCCGTGCCGATTTCTGTAATGCCGATGTGCCGGACGATCGATGGAAAGCGCTCGAGATCAAGTTGAGATATTGGAAGCGCCGCCGTGGGCCGGTGTTGTTGTGCGGACAGGTTCCATGGGATGCGAGCGTGCAGCATCACGATCACATCGCCTGGTGCCGAAAGACAGCTGAGACGCTTCGGCACCGCGGATTGTATGTGATGTTCCGGCCGCATCCAGTGGCTCTCAACAAGGGCGGGGCGTTCGGTATTGCCTGCACCGTCAGTCGCAAAAAGTTTCTCAAGAACGATCTCGATCGCACAAGCGCGGTGGTTACGTTCAACTCCAATTCAGCCGTCGATGCGGTAATCAAAGGCATTCCGACGATTGCCATGGATGAGGGCTCGATGGCGTGGGATGTCACGGGGCACTCGCTTGCTGATCTAATCGCGCCGCCGATGCCGGATCGTCGGGAGTGGGCGGCCCGGATTGCCTATGCGCAGTGGACGCTGGAGGAACTGGCCGACGGCACGGCGTGGCGACATATCAGCGCCGGGGTGCGGGCGTCATGACAGTTAACTCTGCATGGTTTCTCGTGGGCTCGCTTCCGGGCTGGGCTATCGTTGGGCTGCTCGTTGTCGCGCTCGTTCAAACTTTGAAGGACGAGCCGGATGCTGAGCGCAACCTGGACGTCTGGGTTCTCTCATTCTGCGTCGCGATTTGCGTGCTGCTCACGATCGCGTTCGCCACGATCCCGTGGTGGCATGACTGGGCCGCTTGAATGATCGTCAGTCACCGGCACCGTTTCGTCTTCGTCAAGACACGCAAGACGGCAGGGTCGAGCATCGAGGCGGCGCTGTTTCCGTTTCTCGGGCCGAATGACATCTGCACGGGATCGGAACGTGACGGTACGCCACGGCGCAACTGCCTAGAGGGCACAAGCGGACATCTGGACTGGAGCACCATAAGCGATATGGCGCCGGTCGATGGCTACTACTGGTGTGCGTTTGAGCGCAATCCTTGGGACAAGACTATTTCAGACTGGCTGTTCAAGCGGGACATCTCGGGCACTTTCAGTGACGGATTGTGCGACTTTATCGAGAAAGGCGCTCCGGTCGACTGGCCGAAGTACACCGACGGTGATCGGCCGGTGTTCGATGTGTTCCGCTACGAGGAGTTGCAGACATCGTTCGCCGCCGTCATGCAGAGCATCGGGCTTCCGTTGACGCGGCTTGATCTGCATCTAAAACGGCATCCCGATCGCAAGCCGTACCGGGAATATTTCGACGCGGAGACGCGAATGCTGGTGGCCCGGTGCTTTGCCAGCGAGATTGCCCATTTCGGCTACGAGTTCTGAGGGTGTGGCATGATCAAGGGCGGGCGGCAGGTTGCTACAAACATCGCCGGCATCCGCGACGATTGTGTGTCGCGCTACCGCTTCGCGGCTCGCGAGGCCGTGCGCATCGGCGCAACCCGGATAGCCGATGTGGGCGCCGGCATCGGATACGGCTCATGGCTGATGGCGCGCGAGACTGATGCCGATGTCTGTGGTTATGAGATCGATACTGGCGCGGTAGCGTTCGGCGATCTGCACTATGTCCATCCCAGGGTGACGCTTCACGAGGCCGATATTGTCACGACTCCGTTGCCTTGCGTCGATTTGATGGTGGCTTTCGAGATCCTTGAGCACATCCAAGAGGCCCCGGCCGTTCTTGCCCGAGCGGTGAAATGCGCGGATGTGCTGGTCGGTTCGGTGCCCAACGAGGCAGTGATCCCGTTCGATCCGGCACGGCCGAGGTACCACGTGCGACACTACACGCCGGCAGAGATTAGAGATGAATTGGAGGCGGCCGGCTGGATCGTGACGTTCTTCGGCGGCCAAGCGGGTAATCACAAGACGGAAGCGGCAGTGATCGGCTCAACGCAAGGTGCCCGGACGTTGGTATTCATCGCAAGGAGCGGTTCGCAGTGTTGACCGTCTGCTGCGTGGCGAAATGGATTGTTGAGTCAGCCGTTTAGGTTAGAATAAACGAGCCGGAAAAGCGTTTGCACCGATCCCCCAGTTCTGACCACCCCGAGATGGAAAGGAGCGCGGAATGGCTGATGCCATCCGTATCACGCGGACGGAAGCGATACAGCAGGGCCTCGGAAGATATTTCACTGGTAAGCCCTGCAAATACGGGCACTTCGCCGAGCGGTTTACCAAATGGCGCTCGTGCATTCAGTGTCACTACGAACGAAAAACTGCTGCATATGAAGCAGCCCGTGCCGCTGGTTTGGACACCAATGTTCGCGGTCGTCGCTATCACAACCGAAACCGGGAAAAGCGAAAAGCTGCAAATGCTGAGTATCGCGCCAATAACCTTGAGAAGGAGAGAGCGCGCAGCAGGAAGTTTATACGCGATAACCGACCATACTACAATGCGCAACTCGCCTTACGGAAGGCGCGTAAGCTTCAGGCGACTCCGATGTGGGCTGATCTGAATGCGATTGAGCGCATCTATCGGGACTGCCCTCCCGATATGACGGTAGATCATATCGTGCCGCTTGTTCATCCGATGGTCTGCGGACTGCATGTGCCGCAAAATCTTCAATACCTTACGGCGCTGGAGAACTCGTCGAAGGGGAATCGCTGGTGGCCGGGTCAATGGTGACAATTGCTTGCGTCCTGCGCAGCGGGGGCGACTACGATTCTGAGTATGTCGAACGGCTTCATGCTGGCGTGGCCGAACATTTGCCGATACCACATCGCTTCGTCTGCCTGTCCGACGTGCCGGTGCCGTGCGAGCGCATCACGCTTCGCTTCGACTGGCCTGGCTGGTGGGCCAAGATGAATCTGTTCGCGCCAGGACTGGCCGGCGACGTGCTCTACTTCGATCTCGATACCGTCATAAACGGCGACCTGACCGATATTGCCTCGGTAGGTCGTCTCGCCATGCTCAACGGGTTCTATGACAGCCGGAAAAAGCTGGGCACTGGGCAACGGCCGGTGGCCGGAACAGGGCTCATGTATCTAACCGAAGCTGATCGGGCGGAAATCTGGAAGCGCTGGATTACGGCTCCGTCGCAGTACATGCGGGATAATCGCGGCGATCAGAACTTCATAGACCCGATTGTAGGGCACAGAGCGGCCCGGTGGCAGACGAAACTACCCGGACAGGTGGTTTCCTTCAAACTGAACGTAAGGCCCGCCAGCGGCCACGAGAACGCGCGTGCGGTGTGCTTCCACGGCAAGCCTCGTCCCCGCGATGTGAACTGGATGGCTGCATGATCCTGGTAACTGGGTGCGCCCGATCCGGTACGTCGCTGACGACGCGGATATTGCAGGCGCATGGCTGCTGGCTTGGCGCAAACCCGTCCGTCAACCAACTCTATGAGAACACCGATATTAGGCAGACCTTGCTCAAGCCGTATCTGCGGCGCATCGGTGCCGATCCGCGCGGACAGAAGCCGCTGCCGGACACCGACAGGCTGGAGCCTGATCCGTCATTGCGCCGTGCGGTGCTGGAGCGGTTGAACGGCGCGCCACGGCCATGGGCTTACAAGGACGCGAAACTCACGTTGGTCTGGCCGGTATGGGCCAAAGCATTCCCCGAGGCGAAATGGGTGGTTGTCCGGCGCGATCCCGAGCGCATCGTCAAGTCATGCCTGCATACACATTTCATGAAGGCATACGACACCCGTGAGGGCTGGCTGGGCTGGATCGCCGAACACGAACGGCGCTTCAACGAAATGAAGGCGGCGGGGCTCAATCTAGTCGAGGTCTGGCCGGCGGCGTTCATCGCCGACGCGGAAGCGTTTCGGCCAGTAGCCGCGCATTGCGGACTGGCATTCGACGCTGGTGCGGTGCGTGGCGCGATTGACCCCGACACGACATGGGAACGGGCGGCGTGATCAATGGCGACAGTCGCATCCAATCATATGTCATGATCAAACTGTTAGAAGGAATTAAACCATGAGCGCGACAAATGCACTTGAGACCAAACTGCTGGCACTGTACTTCAATAACGATGCTGCGGCCAATATCGGCGATGCGGGCGGCTTACAACCATCGGCAGCCGCCGGGGTGGTATGGATTTCGCTGCATACGGCCGAACCCGGCGAGGATGGCGACCAGACAACCAGCGAGGCGACCTATACCGGCTATGGGCGCAAGTCTGTGGCGCGTTCCGGGGCAGGCTGGACGGTGAGCGGCGACACGGCCGACAACGCGGCGGCGATCACCTTCGATGAATGCACGGGCTCGTCGAACACCATCACGCATTTCGGCATCGGCTCGGCTGAGACCGCCGCCGGCAACCTCGACTTCTATGGTGCGCTGGACAGTTCGCTTGCGGTATCGACGGGTATCACGCCGGAGTTCGCCATCGGCGACCTGGACGTGACGGCTGACTGATAGCTGATATCCGGCGTCATCCCCCATGGCCAAGCTCTACAACCGCGTAGCCGTAACCACGGCCACGACCGGCACGGGCACGGTGACGCTCGGCGCGGCCTTATCCGATGTGTTCCTTACCTTCGCCGAGGCGGGCGTGCAAAACGCCGATGTGGTGACGTACCTCATCACCGAAGGCACCGACTTCGAGATGGGTCGTGGCACCTACACGGTGAGCGGCACGACGCTGAGCCGCGATACGGTGCTCAACAGCAAGATCGGAGGCACGGCGGGCACGACCAAGATGACGCTCGCCGGTGGGGCCGAGGTGAGGATCGTCGCGGCGGCCGAGGACATCCCGGAGAATGCCGCAGCTCTTCCGTTTACGCCAGCCGGCAGCATCGCGGCCACGGACGTGCAGGCGGCGATTGAGGAACTGGATACAGAGAAGGAGCCCGCCGACGCCGACCTTACTGCCATCGCGGCCCTGACCGGCACCGGCGTCGCCCGGCGCACCGGCACCGACACATGGGCGCTGCTGAGCTACACGGCTAGCACGTCATTCGTGCCGACGTTCACCTTCTCAACGCCGGGCGACCTGTCTGTCGCTTATACCATACAGACTGGCCGATATATCCGCTTCGGGAACTTCGTGTGGTTCCGCGCCCAACTCACCTTCGAGCCGACCTACACGACGGCCAGTGGTTCGGCGCGGATTGACGACTTGCCGGTCACATCGCTCAGTGTGGCCAATTCCCATACTGCTGTGACTCTGGCGCAAATCAGCAATGTTGTCTTTGGCAGCGACAAGATGCTGACGGCCAAGGTGTTCAACAACGCAGCTTTCGTGTCTTTTGACCGCGTTATTGGTTCCTCGGCAACCGCCTTGGCCGGCCCGACACAGTTCCCGAGCGGTACAGAGTTTCAGCTAAGCCTTAGCGGTGTGTATCCGGTCTAGTCATGGGTACCGATTGGGCCGGAATCATCCCGACGCGACGCTCCGCATAGCGAACATCCGCTTGTGCTGGCGCATCTGGTACGCGATCTGACCATGGCGGCCTGCACTGGGAACGCGGCTGACCATTGCTGTTGGATCGACGGCCAGCCCTGCCGGTTCCTGGAGAAAGATACGGTGCCGGGTCGCCGATGGGCTTGTGGTCTATACAGACGGCTTGGATCATGGCCGGCGGTCTATGCTGATCCCGCCTATGTCGCGCACGTGCAACCGTTCTGGACGCGGGAGGGCGAGCGGCTTGGGGTGCATTGCTGCGGTGACTGGCCGCCGAAAGGCCATACCTGCGCTGAGTGCGGGGTGACGGGCTGATGGCTGATGTAGGGATACTCGAGCTTGGCACGTTCACCAACGTCAGCGCCACCGCGATCACCGGAGCCGAGCCGGTCCTGCAAGTTATCGGGTCGGCTAGCGACGCCACCAACGTCCATGACGCGACCAACTCGAACCATACCGGCACGGCTAGTTTCGCCCTTGGTGCCATGCCGGGCGACTTCGCCACTATGGACACGCTATTCGTCCAGTTGCGATATGCGCTGCAGAGCGGCACGCAGGTCAATACATGGGATAGCTTAACGGCGCGGGTCTTCGAGTCCGACGGCACGACGCCCCTGACGAATGCGGCAACGCTTGCCAGCGATATCACCACCACGGACCCAACGGATAGCGATGTCATCGAATTTACCGGCGTCAACACCACGGCGGGTCCGTCTGTCTGGGATGGGGCTGTTGTCCACATCCTGTTCGGGATTAGTAAGGTCAAGTCCGGCGACACGCTGGAGAAGCGGGTCTTCGCTGCCGAGCTGACCGGCACCTACACGGCGGAAGTTGTTGGACCTATAAACGGCTCGACTTCGCTGACCACCACGGCAGCGGGCACGCTCAAGGGCATTGGGCATCTTTCCGGTGTCGTCGGCCATGCCTTCACGGCCACCGCAACGCTGAGAGTGGTTCCGAGCGTTGTCGGCAAGGGAGCTGTCGGCGAGTTCGCGGTCGGCGAGTTTGCGCCGCCGGGCTACAGCACCGAGGCAGCGGCGGAAACGTCGGCAATCGCCGGTACGTCCTCAGTGGCGTTCACGTCAACGGCGGCGTTGGGTGGCATCGGGGTGCTCGTCGGAGCATCAGCCATAACATGGACGCCGAGCGGCACGATCTTCGCAGACGGTGCCTTGAGCGGCGGCACAGCACTGTCGTTTACGACCACGGCCACGCTCGACGGTTCGGGCGCGCTGGCCGGTACGGCGGGACTAGCGTTCACGACATCAGGGCTGCTTGACGGGGCCGGTGCTCTTGTTGGCATCTCGCCTTTGGCCTTTTCGACAACTGCCACTCTGGAGGGTGGAGGAGCGCTTGCCGGCGCATCGAGCCTGGTATTCACCACGTCTGGCAGCATGGCTGCCACGAGCGGCATTCTCGGCACGTCGTCGCTGACATTCTCTCAGGCCGCGACGCTTGGTGGTCTTGGTGCACTGGCCGGAACGACGGGCATTTCATTCGCCAATGCTGGCGCACCTGGCGGTGATGGGGCGATAGCAGGCTCGGTCAGCGTCACGTTTGCCCCCAGCGGCCTGCTGGATGCCACGGGACGGCTTGTGGGCCTCGCTGAGGCGGCATTCGCCACTGACGGGAACTTGTTAGCCACCGGGGCGTTAAGTGGTCTCACGGGGCTGGATTTTGCCACCACGGGGCAAGTCGCGGCGGATGGCACGCTTGCCGGCACGACGGCACTGGAGTTTACTACTGCGGCCAGTCTGGAAGGAACTGGCGCTCTCGCAGGCACTGCGAACCTGACGTTAGGTCTCACTGCCCACATGGTAGGCAATGGGGCACTGTTCGGGGCCGCAAGCATCTCTTTCGATCTGTCGGGAACCATCGCAGCCGATGGATCGCTGATCGGGACGGCGGATCTGATCTTTGTCACGGCGGGTACGCTTGCCGCGACTGTAGAGATCGCCGGGTCAACCGATTTTGCATTCACGATCACCGGCAGTTTGACCGCTACGGCCGCGCTTGCCGGCGCGACTGCATTGAGTTTCGACGCCACGGCGTCTTTGGCGGGTGATGGTGCCCTAGTCGGCGCGTCATCGCTGACATTTGCACTCTCGGCGACACCGTTTGTTGCCGATGCGTTGCGCGGCCAGACGGTCCTCACGTTCGACCTTGCCGCGAACCTGACCGCAACGGCGGCGCTATCCGGCATCGTCGCGCTGACAACGGTGACGACTGCCACGATAAGCGCGGCAGGGCGTCTCGCCGGGTTCACATCGCTGGCGTTGGCTGCGGCGGGAGATGCTACTGGCACCGGCGCCATTGGCGGGGCGGCGGCACTTTCATTCACAACGGCAGGAGACCTGACAGCCGAAGCAGCGAATGCGCTGCTGGGCGTCTCCTCGATCACGTGGTCGGCAACGGCCGATTTGCGCGGGGCCGGCCGGCTATCAGCGGCAACGAGCCTGACGTTCACGCTGACAGGCGAAGTTGTTACGCCGGCTGATCTACCCGCTATTTCCATCCGCGCATCTCTTCGTGCTCCGTCGGTTTCCGTATCTTTGCGCGAACCTTTTACGTTCGTGTCATTGCTGGACCCTTCGACCGTAGTGTCATTGAGGCAACCTTCGGCATCAGTAACGGTGCGCTCTGCCAGCACAACTGTTATCATGCGGCCAAGCTAATGGAGTGCAATAAATGAGCACGGTGCATGTACGGGGCCAGTGCATCGAGGTGGCCGCGACGTTTCTCGACAAGAACGGAGATGCAGCGACACCGGAAAGCCCGGTGTTGCACTACTCCTATCAGCAGGCCGGTGCGACTGTCACGGGTGAAACCGATATGACGGAGAACAGCGACGGCGAATGGGTGGCAGAGATCGAGACCGCTACGGCTGATGATGGAATCGTATACTGGACCATCCGGGCCGATTGCGTGGCCACGGAAGGGTATTTCCGGCTGACTGCCAATCCGGCCAACCCAACGGCATAATCATGAACTGGGCCGATCACTACAGCGCGATCTACGACGAGATCGGCGTCGAGGCACAGGTGTTGCCTGGCAACGGTGGTGGTGCTGTGACTGTCACCGCGCTCGATAAGACATCCGGCGTGGTTCTGAACGACGGAGCCGGCGCGGCTTTGAACGTCGACTTCCAGGACATCCGCCCCGGCGCCATCATTCGCATGTCGGAACTGACGGCCGCCAGCCTTGTCCGATCCGACCTTCACGGCGGCGAGATCACCATCAACGATGTTACCTGGCATATCGAATCCAGCCGCCCGCGACCGGCGCCGACCGGCGAGGCCAACGGCGAACTGCTGCTTATCCTGATGAAGGCGTGACATGGCCGATCCGCGCGAGCAAATCCTTGGCCGTGTCGAGACCATTCTAGACGGCGTTGCCGGTGTCACCAAGGCCGGGCGCAATCTGTTCAATCTCGATCCCGCCAGCGACTTGCCATCGGCAGTGGTGTTCGACGGCGATGAAGAGGTACAGGAACGCGGCTCAGGAAAGGGCAGGCCACCAGGCGCCCCCAAGGTCGTCGTGATGACGCCTACCGTCGTGATCGCCGTTGCCGGGCCACCTGAAACCATCGGCCCGGATTGTCGTGCCCTGCTCGCCAAGGTCATCAAGGCCATCGAAGGCGATGCCACGCTTGCTGGATACGTTGTCGACGGTGAGATGGGATACGAGGGTTGTAACGTCACCATCCTGACCGATGGTAGCTACTACATCGCCCAGACCGATGCCGTGTTTGCGTTCACCTACAGGCTGCTCGCGTCCTCTGTAGCCTGATCACACCAACGCATTCGTGAACGTGAATGGCCGCCGCTGAAAGCGAGGCTTTTTCACTGCCCTAATCGGCCCGTGGGCAAGGCCAACCGCAACGCCGCGATGGCGTCGCATCCCAGCATTGCCGGCTCGTCCGGCTTTCCGAAGGAGCCCAATCATGGCTGCAAGTCCAAACGTCCTCAACTACCAGATCGGCAAGGCCGATGTCTATTTTACGCCGGATGGTGCCGCTGAGCGCCACGTCGGCAACTGCGCTGCCGGTGGCATCACGCCGAACATCACCTTCCTCGACCATTTCTCATCCATGAGCGGAACCCGCACCAAGGATCGTTCGGTCGCGACCGAGATCGGCGGCACGATGACGCTCACCATGGAAGAGATCACGCCCGAGAACCTGTCGATCCTGCTATTCGGCGGGACCGGAACTACGGTAGCGACCAACTCGGACGGCGACAAGGAGTTCAACCTGTTCGACCGTTCGGAAATCACCGGGCAGTTCCGCATCGTAGGTACCAATGATATCGGCAACAAGTTCACCGTCACTCTGCCGAAAGTGTCGGTCCAGCCGCAGGGCGAGTATGGCTTCATCTCGGACGAGTGGAACCAAGTCGAACTCAGCGGTGAAGTGCTCCAGGCCGACAGCGGCGACTTCTCCGGCTTGTTCGGTACTGTGGTCGAGACTGAGGTTGCCGCGTAATGGGCCTCGGTCTCGTTGACATAGCCAAGCCGGTTGAGTCTTTCGACCTGCGTGGAAGCAAGATCGAGGTGCGCGCGCTGAAGCTTAGCGAGGCCGCGCAACTCGTTTTTCGATTCCCCGAGTTGCGTCGGATGATGGAGACCCAAAAACTTGATGACAGCGGCTTCATCGGTATTTCTGACGATCTTGCCAATGCTATCATTGCATCTGGCGTGGAGGTGCTCACCGAGGAGATCGCCGACAATCTTGCGCCCGATGAAAAACTAGACCTCATGGCCGTGGTGATGCGTCTAACCATGCCGCGCGGTCCGGTCCCTTTCGTCGTGGCGCTGACCCGCTGCATAAGCGGCCTCAGCGGCGTCGATCCATCCAGCGCGGATTTGGCTACGAAATCGTCGAAGCGGCAGACTTCCTCATCGGCGCGGGCTACTCCGAAGAGCTCGTAATGGAGATGTCCCCACGTGAGATCGTGGGGCGTCTCCACTTTGCTCAGAAGAGAATTACGCGAGAGCGCGGCGAGATGCTGTCCATTATGGCGATGGGCGCGCGCGGCGAATGGAAGGCCGTCAAGAAGCGCATCGATGAAATGAGCAAGGACACATGAGTCTTCGCATCACCTACAAGACGACGGAAGGCGATTTCGAGGAAGCCATTGTCGCCAACTATCTCACCATCGAAGAGGCAGGAACGGCCGCCATCAAGACGGCTGCCGATATCGTCAAGTCTGGGGGCCGGGCCAGCATCGCCTCTGCGGGGTTCGGGCCGAAGTGGCAGAACACGCTCCGGGTTGACGTATTCCCGAAGCGCGAACCATCGGCCAATGCCGCCGCGTGGGTATATCACAAGATCGGATATGCCGGCATCTTTGAAGAAGGTGGACAGATCAAGGGGCAGCCCAAACTCTGGCTACCGCTGAAAGGTACGCCGAAGAAGATCGGCCGACACCGCACCACGCCGGAACGCCTGGCAATCGGAACCGGGCAGAAGCTGTTCCAGATCAAGCGGGCCGGCAAGCCGCCGCTGTTGGCTGCCAATATCCGATCCACATCCAAGCGGGCTGGTGGCAAGGTATCGCTATCGGCACTGCGACGCGGGACCGGCGGCAAACGCGGCACCATCCGAGCCGTGCCGCTGTTCGTCGGCATCGACTCCGTAACGATCGGCAAGAAATTCAACATCACCGAGATCGTAACAGGTGCGGCGGCGCAATTGCCGAGCCTCTACGCGGCGCATCTCAAGACTGACTAGCGGAACTGGAATAGATGAAGTCGCCCGCCGGGGCCAAACTCCTGCATTAGCATTTCACATACGATAGCGCGCGGGACACTCCGGAACGTTTCGAAGAATTTCTGCTTTTCTGCCAAGAGGCGGTGGATCTCGGCATCGTTCACCAGCGGGTCATAGCTGTATCCTTCCATGACCATCGCACCTGCCGTCCATGTGTTTTCAAGATTGGGGCAATATTCCGCGCCTGCTTCCATTAGCGCATAGGCGCGACGCCCCGCTTCGAACTTCGTTTCTGCTGCAGCGACTTCGCATACGCTAACGACTGCCAAAGCCGCGAGCGCAATCTGACCGCTCAATCTCACAACACCCTCCCTTGCTTTCCCCCACCATACCACGGCTTGACGGGATTTTCTAATGGCCCGACGCCCGAACACGATTGCCCAGCGCATCGCGCTTGAGGGCGGCGACGAGATTCGCAAGGAACTCAAAGCCCTCGGTCTCGCTGGCGAGGTCGCGTTCCGTGAACTCAAGAAATCCGCCGATGCCCTCAACAAGACGGGCGTCGACGGCTTCACCAAGTCGCTGCAGCGCGCACAGAAGAACCTGGAGCGCGTCGGCAAGCGACTGGAGACGACCGGCCGGCAACTGAGCCGGGCCGGACGCACGCTATCGCTTGCCATCACATTGCCTATCGTCGGCGGGTTCACGGCGGCCATCAAGGCAGCGACGGATTTCGAGTCGGCCATGGCCGATGTCCGCAAGGTTGTCGATTTCCCGACGCCCCAGGCGTTCAAGGAAATGGGCGATGACATTCGTGAACTTTCGCTTCGGTTGCCAGTCGCGGCAGAGGGCCTCGCGGCTATTACAGCGGCGGCAGGACAGGCCGGTGTGCCGCGTGATGAATTGCTTGAGTTTACCGAACTGATTGCGCAGGCATCTGTAGCGTTTAATCTGTCCGCTGAGGAAGCGGGGACAGCCTTCGCAAAAATCAAGACATCGCTTGGCCTGACGACGCCAGAGGTCCGGCTTCTGGCCGACGCAATGAACCAACTCGCCAACAACATGGCGGCGAGCGAAACGGAAGTTCTGCAAGTTGTAAAGACTGTCAGTGCAATCGGTAATGTCGCCGGCATCGCGACGAAGGATATTGCCGCATTCGGGGCGGCGATGGCGGCGTCGAATGTTCCGGCAGAGAAGGCTGCGACTGGGTTCCGTAATCTCATCCTGGCAATTTCGGCCGGCGAATCTGCCACGTCGGCACAAGCCGCAGCATGGCAGCAACTTGGGCTTGATGCCGTCGAGGTCTCTAAGCGCATCCAGACGGAAGGCGCCGGTCTGATTGTCGAGGTGCTGGAGCGTATCAACAAGCTGGCTCCGCACGTTCGCGCCTCTGTACTCCAGGCGCTGGGCGGCAAGCGCATGATCGATGCAATCGCCCCGCTGGTTAACAATATAAGTACGCTGCATCAGGCGCTCGGACTTGTAGAGCGTGAATCTGATTTTGCCGGGTCGACGTTGCGGGAGTTTACGGTTCGCGCGGACACGGCGAGCAACAAATTCCAACTGCTGCGCAACAACTTGAACAATCTCGCCATCGTTATCGGCAATGAGCTGCTGCCGGTGGTTGTCGAACTGGCGGAAAAGATAGCTGATTTCGTGACCGGCCTTTCCGAAAGCGAGGCTTCGGTCAAACGCTGGGGCATCGTCATCGCTGGGGTTGCGGCGGCCATTGGGCCGTTCGTGTTTGCGCTCGGGTTGTTTATTACGGCACTGGGCAAGTTCGCGACCGGGCTCGCGTTTCTCACACGCGGGTTCATCGCGCTCAATGCGCTGATAGCGACTGGCGGCCTTGCTGCGGCCATTGCCGGGCTTGTTAACCCGGTAGGGGCGTTCCTGGCGGTGGTCGGTCTGCTGGCCGGCGCAATCTATCTTGTAAGCAGGGCGTTTGGGGCAGGCACGGAAGCGGCGGATGTTCACCGTGAAGCGCTCGCCAAGATGGAAACGGCCATCAGCGATGCGCGCAAGGGGATCCCAGGTGCAGCCGAAGCCGTGCAGAGTCTAGGCGAGGCAAATCTGCAAGCGGCGGAAGCTGCACTGGAGAATGCCGAAGCCAGCCTGGCAATGCTCAAGGTACAGCAGGAGATTGAGGCTCGCTCGGTCAATCCGGCTTTCGGTATTCCTAAAGACACCCTGCAGCTCATCAATGAGTATCAGCAGACGATCCGCAACCTGAGACTCAAAGTGGATGAGACTCGCGAGCGGATGGCGCTTGGCGAGAAAGCGGCGGCTGATTATGCCAAGGGGCTTAGCCGTTCAGCCGGCGACGTTGACAAACTCAGCAACGCGGTTGATGAGGCCGGCGCCAATATCTCCAAGTTCCCCGGCCCTGCCGCCAACATCCGCTCCATCCATGACAATCCTTTCGCCCCCGCAACCGATGGTGCGAAGGAACTTGGCGATACGGCCGACACTGAAGGCGGGAAGGTCGAGACTGCCGCCGACAGCATGGCGGCCCATATCCGCACCGTGCCAGAGGAATGGCGCGGTGTCGGCACGGCGGCACGCGATGCTGGTACCACCACTGCGACTGTCATGCGCGATCTGGGGGGCGCTGTAGCGCCTCTGGAGGGCGCTGTCGGCCAGGTGTCCGAATCCCTTGCCGAGATCGCTCCCGCTGCCCAGGCGGCTGTAGAGCCCGTCAACGCGGCATTCGCGGAAGCAGCAGCCAGCACTACGCAACTCGGCACGGCGGCCGGCGAAGCATTCACGGGCATCGAGGAACAGGCAACCACCACGGCGGCCACTCTGCCCGGCCTGTTCACCAGCGCAGCGGAAGCCATCGCCGATGCGTTCGCGGCCGCATTCGCTCGTATACGTTCTGACCTGGCCGGGCTCACCTCTGCGGTGACGGCCGCCATAGCGCGCATGACGGCGGAACTGGCGCGGCTCAGGGCCGCTATTGCCAGCGCCAAGGCAGCGGCCAGTTCGGGCGGTGGGGGCGGAGGTGGTAGCGGTGGCGGCTTCAGTAAGGGCGGCCAGGTGTTCGGGGCTGGCACCGGCACGAGCGACTCGATCATGGCCCGCCTGTCGCACGGCGAGTTTGTCATCCGGGCCGCTGCCGTCGAGCACTTCGGGCCGGCATTCTTTGCGGCGCTCAATTCGCTGCGGGTGCCGCTGGACGACCTGCTGCGGGGCTTCAACGTTGGGGGCATTGTGGACGGCTTCGACCGCTCCATGCAGTCTCTGTCGCCGGTACCTGCCTTCGCTGACGGTGGCATGGTCCGCAAAGCACGAACAAACAATGGCAGCACGGCCCGCCAGCCCATCAACATCACCATTGCCGGCCGAAAATTCCCCGTCTTGGCCGATGACGACGTGGCCCGTGCCCTGGTGCGCGTGGCCCGCCGCGAACAGAGCAGCAGGGCGTAAGACATGGCTGACGATACCCTGCTGACCATATCAGGCGGTGGGCTTCCGCCGTATTCGGCACGCGGGCTGATCGAGACGCTCGATGACATCGAAGCGGCGATTTACCCGCGCCGCACGTTGAACGGCACGCTGCGCAATCTGGCCCCGAGCCAGATGCAAAAGGTCCGTCTGATCATCTCATGCACAGATCAACGCGCGCCCAAGATAAACGGTTTGCGCAAAGGCGCCATCGTCACCGTCAATTGTGCCACGGAAATCCCCTACCTCACGGCGACGGAATCGGCGGCCCATAATGTAGTTGCCGACTCGTCTCGCGTCGAGGGCGACTACACATACTACCGCCCCAGCTTCTCGATGATGATCATGGCCTGCCCGGTTACGAATGCCGAGTGGGAGGCCTCGATCGGCTGGGAGATCGAGCTTGAGCAAATTTGATGGCTGGCCCGTTCTACTTCGCATGGGTCGGCGCGGCTGAAACCACGTTTGTGGAACTGGATCACGCTACCGATATCGACGAGATCGATGGTATCACGTTCCGCATTCGTCATGCAGAAGACATATTGGGTTCTTTTGCTCTGCTCGAAGTGACGATGCGCAATCCTCGCATCGGGCCGCTGGCGCCGGGCCGCGAGCAGTGGGCCTGGTTTTCGTGGGATACCGGCTCTGGCATTGTGCCGCTGTTCTTCGGCCGGCTCCGTGCCGTGCCCGACAATATGCACCAGGAAGAGGTGACGTTCACGTTCCGCGCCCGTCCGGCGGATTATGACACCATCAAGCGTGCCATTGCCGATTCCCTTAAGGCAGAGGGTGCGCCTTATTGGGATCGGGTGTGGATCGCCGCGGAACGCTGGGATGACCCCGATGCCGCGTTAGATGCGCGTGCTGCGGCATGGCATATCGACCGTGTTACTCACGACGTGACGATCAGCGATTTCAACATCGGCGAGGACGGGACAATCGATCTGACCGGGGACGACGTGTTCATCGATGGGGTGAACATCGAGCCAGGCCAGCCGCCGATCCGCGAAATCGAGGTCACGGGCGAAGTGGGATGGCAGCAGCGTGCGGCCGGCTCGGTGGACCTGACCCAGACGCTCATCGACGCCTTCAAGGACGCCGGCACCAGCGCGAACTACAAGATCAGCTCCTACACCGGCGAAGCCGTGGAACGGCTGTGGCCGGAAGAGGGCCGACGCATCGGGGCAGGCTGGGAGTTCGGCGAAACGAGCCTGCGTTTGGCCGAGGGTGACGGCATTGCTGAATCTTTCTGGAGCCTCATCACCAGTACCCCGGAGATCATATTCTCTGGACTCGCCACGCAACTCTACAACCGTCCCGAAGTGCAGTTTCCTCTATGGCGCTTCTGGCCGGTGCTGAACGTCAATTACACTGCCGAGAGAACCTTCACAGAGATCGTGACGTTCACGCTCACGGCGGATGTGCAGGCGATAGATACCGAGGCCGATGAACAGCCTCCCGAAACGCTCGTTTTCGCCTCGGCACATGTCGGGGAGCCTGTCGAACCGGCGGACAGTGACAATCCGGATGGCGTGACGCCTTTGGGCGATCTAAGGCGGCGTTCCTATTTCACCACCAATCGCGGCAAGGAATCGCTGCAATGGCTGATCGCACGGGCTCGGCGGGACATATTGCTTCGTGCCAGGGCTGTCGAGGTCACGGCCGAAACCGATCTGCTTACCGGGATCGATTTCAGCTTGCGCAAGAATGCAACCGTGTCCGACGAACGTATTCCGGGCGGCGAGGCCACCGGCAAGATCATCGCGTACGAGCTGTACGGCGACACCAATAGCGGACAATTCGGCGCCACGGTTAAGCTGGGTTGCACGATAGGACAGGGCAACACGGTGTCTGCTGTCGCGGGTACACCGGACTATGCCGAGGAGGGCGTGTTCGAGCCCGGTATCCAGACGTATAGCGGGGCGACGATCATGCCGATTTCCGGCTCCGTCACCTATGACGATTTCACCGTCGATCCGAACGACGATGGGGTAAACTTCTTCGGTATGACGCCGGCGCATATACTGATCCCAGACAGCGACGGTAATCTAATCACGGTGAATGGCGGACAGAACGAGCAGGAGGCTATTCTGAATGTGGCGTTCTACAATGACAAGAAGCACGTCGAAGAGGCTCTGAACACGATCTATACCGAGTTCTGCATCAACTTGGTGCCGCTCAATACGGGACCGTTCGAGACTGCTGTGCCTGTTATGGTCTCGCAACTGATGGTGCCCAAAACCTATGATACCGAGGCGGCGAGTTCGGCATGACTATCGCGTCTGGCATCCTGGTGGACTTTTATGTCGATCGCACCCAGCGGCTCGTCGAGCGGCTGGTCAAGCGACGGCGCGCGCCGGGCGAGGATACGGAAGCCAGCGTGTGCATCGGCGGGCCGGCTAATTTCTCTCCCCGTCAGTTCACTGGAACGACCAGGGTCACTTGGCCGAACGATAACCCACCGGACGAGCCTGACGCAGCACCAGAAATCTACACCGCGATCTGGTGGGAGCTTGAGGATGTCCGGGTCGAGAACCCGGAAGATTCCGAGCAGTACGTCATCACTAAGCGCATCCTGCAGGCGCGCTACCGGCGGCCCGATGGCAGCGAGGTTCAACTCGACAACCAACCGATCTTCGCCGACTTCCCGGCTGGTGCGTAATGCCAGGCAGTTTGAGCAATCCGGTCGTTCTCGATCCGTGGCAGGCGATTGTCGAGGTGGGGTGGTCGTCAATCCCGACGCACATTACATTCATTATTAACTTGGGGAACAACAATAGCCCGGCGCAAGATTTGAGTTGCGATGGAACGGTTCCAGAGCCGGCTCCTCCCTATTGGAATACCTATGTCACACAAGCACAGATGGAATACGATAATCCGAGTTCTGGAATTGTGACTGCTATTCGTCTTCGCGTGAATGGTACATGGGGCACGCTCGTTTCCGCAAGTGCAGTGGGCGTTGATGTCAGTGCTTTACCCTCGCTGCCCTCCTTCGGATTCGGATATTTTCAGCATGTCGGCGCCGGCGGCGGTACTAGCGGTTTTGGTGTCAGCGGGCCGGCATTGCGGTGGACGCCGCCGACGGGCGCTGAATTGGACATACCGCTTCCGTCAAGTAGCAACAAGTTTCTAGATGTCTTGGAAGCTGAGTTAGCCTTGTACAGCGATACTTTCACAGGATCGCCGGACTGCATCGACGGATTTGGTACGCGCAAGTATGCTACTTGTACCGGATATGAGGTCGGGGTCGAAGAACCCGGTATCAACATGATCGACATCGGTGCTAATCATACATACGTGATGGCCGGGGTAACCGGCACATTTACGACATCAGGCGGCGTCGGCGTGAATTTCATTGCGCGGGGAATCCGGTTGAGTGGCGGCACGGAACGGAAGGGTGGCACGGATGGCGGCGCACAGTTGTCGGTTCTGCTTGAACGCGAAGGTCTAAGTTAACCGTCGAATAGGACTACCACATGACGATCACCTATGTCAGCGTCAAGGGCGGGCCTTTGAATGTCGCCGAGCATGACGGCAATATTTCCGATCTCGACGGTCGGCTCACGACAGTCGAGACTAATCCGCCCGATGCAAACGGCATTGCCAACGTCACCCAGCCGAGTCAGTCGCAGATCAGAATCACGCTGGACGACAGCACCCAGTACACCTTTACGCTGCCGACGGCGGTATTCGCATGGCGCGGGGAGTGGGCCGCGACCACGAGCTATTTCACTAATGACGTGGTGTTCGTCGAGGACGATGGCGTCTACATCGTTCTGCAGAATCATACCAGCGATTCAACGTTCGACGCCGACGCATCAGACAGTGATGGGAATTTTTACGCCCAACTATTCGGCGTTGTCACCGGCACTCCTTACGATTTCACTCTGGTGCTCGACGCCACCCCGGCCGCAGGTGCCACTATTGATCGGGTGCCCATTCTGCGGGACATTACCATTCCGGCAAACTTTGACGGCGCGGTAGCCAGCGGCGGCACGAACCCAGATGATTTCTCCGACTTCACCGGCTATGAAATATCGGTTCGCGACGATGATGTTGAGATAGGCACGGTGACGATAGACGGAGCCGGCGCGGCGACATGGGCCACGACAAGCGGCACGCTCAAGGATGTAGATGCCGGATCGATTCTTACCATTGTGGCCCCGGATGACGGCTCCGACCAGGACGGCTCGATAGCTGACTGGATATTCGGCATCAAGGCGACTGTGAGCTGATGGCGTTCCTGCTGCGTAGCCGCAACAAAAGAGGCATTGCTGCAGCGGCTGGCGATGTGCCAGCCGGCGCGCTGGCGTATCTCGACTTTCTCAACGGGGTATATTACGCCGGATCGCATCAGGCCGTTTCAAATCTGCTCGGAGGCACCTTCGATATAAGCAAGATCGAGGCCAGAGGTCTCTACATATCGAGCGTGGCTGCTGGGCAGCATTCACCGAATGCCATCGGAGACCTGTTCACGGTGCTGTCGGATGGCCTGGCGAACGGCTGTACCATCATCACCGAGTTCGAGCCCATAGACGACAATCTGGCGCAAAGCACCGCCGGGCTGCATGTATATTATCTTGATAATGCAGACCCTGACTTATCAACCGAGTTCCTATCCGTGGAATCCGCTGCTGGTGGTGGGTCCGGCGTAATCATCGCGGATGGGGCTGGTTTCACATTCGGGCCATTGGCCGATAATTTCAACACACCTCTCGCCCAGCCGCAGCGCTGCGCAGCGACTATTGCTCGCGACATCACCACAACGCGGCAATACGCCATGTCGACCAACGGCAGCACGGCAGACACGGATACCCACGACACGGCACATGATTTCACGCCGGTACGAATCGCCTTGTGGGCGCTTGAAGAATGGTCGTGGTGGCCTGACGACTGGTGCGTTCGCACGTTCACGGTATACCCGGCGCAAGAGCCCGCCGCGCTTCCCGCCCTAAGCACGATCTCCTGACAAGGACTGCATCATGGTAAGCCTGCCCAGAGGGCTGCGGCTCGGCCTGAACAATCAACGGCGCGGGCCACCGGCCGGTGGCGAGATTCCCGTTAACGAACCATCGGAATCCGATGGCGAGGCAGACGGCCTCGATCAGGGGACCATGATCTACGACGGCGGGTTTGCTGACGCGCCGACGATCATAAACCATGGCAATGGCAAACGTGTCGGCGGCACCACGTCTAATTTCGCCAAGTTTCTGTTCTCGATAGGCGTACCGGAAGCCGGCGCGCTCTACACCATGACCTATGACCCGGATTTCTCCGGGCTGAGCCAAGGTGGCGACCTTGCCATGGTGGGCTTCGGCTTCAAGCAAGCGAAGAAATACCACTTTGCCGGACTGCGCGGTGACGGCAACGATGGCCTGAATGCCTATAAGGTCTCGGGCAACAACTTCTCCAATCTCAAAGCGACGGACGAAACTGACGGCGGCGCTGCAACGAATGGCACGCAGGCCGGGCCGAACTGGTTGCAGATCGAGATCGCCGAGGATGGCTCGACCTACACGCTGCGGACCAGCGCCGATGGCGAAACGTGGGATGACGAGTTCATCGGAGATCTGCCTGATCCGTTGAGTGCATCTACCAGTGCTGAGGAGTTCGGCATTGCGATCTATCTCGACGCCGCCGACAAGGGCGCGTTCGAAGTCGACATTACGCTGTGGCAGCAGGTTGCGCTCACCGTCCCGGCACAGTTCGGTACTGGCGATTGGTCGGTGGCCGACGACGAAACCGGCGGGGACATCACCATCACGGTTACGACTCTGCCGGATGATGGTGGGAGCGCGCTCACCGACCTCGAATATCAGATCGACGGCGGGGCGGGAGTATCGCTTGGTGACACTGTGACGGGGGACTACCCGGTGTCTGGGCTCACTGACGATGTGGAGATTAGTGTAGCAATTCGTGCTGTCAATGCGGTAGGGACCGGAACGGCAAGTGCCACCAAGGCGGTGACGCCTACGACGTCAAACATCCCCGCCGAACTCGGCTCACCCGCGTGGTGGCTGGATGTGGCGGACCTAACAACGATGTGGGAGGGCAGCGCCTTCAGCGGAACGCAGTCCACCGTGGGCAGCGTCGTCGGCTCGCTTGCGGACAAGGTGGGTGCCGGAACCTATGGCATAAGTCAGCCCACGGCAGCCAACAAGCCGATCCTGAGACAGGATGCCGGGGGCTTCTACTACCTGGAGCTGGACGGGGTGAATGACAACCTCGGACATGCTGTAGGCAATACCCCGTGCGGCACTGTTATCGCAGTGGCCCAGATCGACACGGGAACGGACATCTGGACGGGCCTGGTGACGAGATCGTCCGATACCGGCACCGGCGTCTACTCGGCATTGCAACGCGACAACACGGACACCAGCTTCCGCACCAACCAGGGCAGCAACGGATCGCTGGCCGACAGCACTCATATCTGGAACAACCAGGTCCAGACTGCCGCCTTCACGCTAGATGAAAAGCGGGTGTATTCGGCCGACGGCACAGGCCATCCGTCGAGCCTGGTGTTTGTCAATGGGATGCGTGTCGGCCAGGCCGGAAGTGCTCCCACCTCGCATCTGCTGGGGCGCGTGTACGGTCTGGTGGGCTATTCCACCGTGCTCTCGACAGCAGACCGCAACACGGCTGAAGCCTATCTGGCAACTCGCTACGGGGTGACGATCTAAGCTCGCATGTGCGGTTCCCGGATTTCGCGCTGAGCCGCTGAGACGGCATTCCATCACATCGCACCACAAGGAAACCCGCCATGACGGAACGCGAAATCGGCGCGCTAGAGGCCCGCATGACGGCGATCGAACGGTCCGTGGAGGGCATGTGCTCCGATGTCCGCGAGATCAGGGATGCACTGCTGACGGTGCGAGGCGGCAAGAAAGCGTTGCTGTTCATCGTCGGGGTTTCGGCCACGGTGGGCGGTGTGGCGGCGAGCCTGGCGCCGAACCTGTTCCGATGAACGGGCCGGATAAGCCTGACTAGGATGACAGCCCGACCGCAAAGCCTAGCCAGAGCGCGCCTAGTGCGGTTATCAGCACCATAAGCCCCATGACCACGGGCACTGCCATTAACTCCCGCCTGTAGCGCACCATGGCTTTCTCATAGGCAATCCGATCTTCCTCGGTCGCATACGGATGCAGCGGCGCTGGCGGTGGCGGCATTACCATCTTCGTTCTCCTTCGTTACGGGCCGGACAATCCGGCGGGTTATGGCTGTTCGCCCTCTGCTCGCACAAACTCGACGGCACGCCGTGCCAGCGCCTCGACGATCTGATACGGATCGTATCCAAGACAGAACTCTCGTCCCCACTCCTCCAGAAGCAGGGCGAATGTTGCTTCGTGCTCGTGGCCGTCCGGGGCAATATCGGGGATCTCGGTCTGGTGCAGATGGGCAGCGAGCCGTCTGATCAGGTCATCGGTCCTTGCATCCATTGTCAATCCTCCTTCAGATAGCCCCGTTCCCGTGCCCATGCCAGCGACGCCATCCGCATGAACGAAGAGACAGTCAGTCCTCTTTCGGCGGCAGCCTCTTCCAGTAGCGCAAGGGACGCCTCGGACAGACGGACATTGATTGTTCCGGCGTGCTTGGGGCAGGGGATTTCCTCGCCGTTGCGGAGAGCGGCCACGGCCCGCATAACCGCCGCAGCGGCTTGCTCTGGCGTCACATCGAACCACTCGCCGCGAATTTTGAACTCCCATAGGAGCCTGTGGGCGAACTTCTCAACCGTGCGCGCTTCGGAGCGGTGAACCGGAATCGCGGCGGCGACACAGAGGTCCAGATGGTTGCCGTTCTGAATGCTGACTAGACGGCGACGAAGGTCATTGGAAACGCCAACCTTTTGCGGCCCATCCTCGGGGCCGAGCACGTATACGCAATAGGCTGCTGGAAGTGGGATGACCTTGGCGGTCATTCGCCCTCGGCCTCCAGTGCCTTCTCCATAAGCTGGCGCACCGCTTCTGAGCGATTTGGGATCGGGCGCTGCTTGCCGCGCCAGCTATCCACACGGTCGGCCAGCGCGTTGCCCACGGCAATCAGCCAGCGCAGTTCATATGGCTTTGGCGCTGTCTTGCCAGCGCGAACTGCTTCAAGGCCGGCATGGATGGCGCTGATGGCCTCGTTGCGCGTGACATCGAACCATTCGCCGTCTTTGCGGTTTTCGCGCAGAAGGTAGTGGGCATAGCGCTCAACCGCAAGCGCTTCCCGTCTGGCAACTGGAACCGCGTCAATAACCCACAAACGGATGCCTGGCCGATGCAATGCTAATAGGCGTTGCTCAGGCTTGTTGGCCTTCCCGATCTTGAGTAGCCCATGGTCCGCGCCGACGATGTAGACGTGGGAATGCTGATCCGTCGTCATTTCAGGTAACCCTTATCCTTGAGATAGGCGATCACGGCCAATTCAATGACCTGCGACAAAGTGCGCCTGTCATCTTTGGCCGCGTTTTCAAGGGCTTCCTTCACCGGCTCCTCGATCCGAGCCTTCACGGTTATGTTGCGGGCCATTCTTGCGCCTGTTGCGGTCAATTCGGCCTTGACAGGGCCGTGAGTGGGCCTTATCGTAGTCAGTCATAGGGCGATTGTCAATAGAGGAGGCCACCATGCGGCGCACCATCTTTCACGCTCTGCTGTCATCTGGCCTTTTGGCCTTTTGCGTTGTGGTGGTCGGTCTCGCCGTCTCTGCCCGCATGGCGCCTCCGCAAGAAGCGGCAGTGACTGGCGATCCGCTCATCGTGCAGGTAAGTCATGGTCCAGCGTCAACATGCGGCAAGCGTGCCACCATCGTCGGCAAACTCGCCAAGACATGGGGCGAGCGTCAGACCGGCTTTGGTCTCGAAAAGAGCGAGATGGGCGTGCTGGAGCTGTTCACGTCCTCGCAAGGCTCATGGACCGTGCTGGTAAGTACGCCGAATGGCACGTCCTGCGTCCTGGGGACAGGCAAGCACTGGACCGACGTGGAGCCGCCAATCCCGGGGACGGATAGCTGATGCGTATTTACGGCGAAGTCCCGCACCGCGAGGTCGTTGACCTTGTTTGCGACCGATGTGGCCGCCAAGGCAGCGACGAGCCCAACGGCTTCGAAACGCAAGCCTTTCTATCCTACCATACTGTGGCAGGATACGCCTCGATTTTCGGCGATATGAACTTTCTCAATCTCGACCTTTGCCAGCATTGCATGAAGGACGTTATTGGCGAGTGGCTGCGCGTCACTGAAGTCGGCTCAAGCGAGTTTGAGTAATGAACAATCTTCTAGGCTACCGATTCCTGATCTTCAACGCCCTTGCCGTTGCGCTCGCTGCCGCGCTCTGGCTCAACGGCCTCGTCCGACCCGTCATCGAAGGGGGTGCGCCGATAACGTGGGGCATCCTTGCCCTGTTCGTCATTGGCTGGACATGGACACTAAAGGAGATCGTCGTCGTATCGAGCGGGCTTAACGAGGCCACGCAGATCGGCGCGACACCAGCGGTTGAGGCAGAAGCCGCCAAGGATACCGCGAAGGTCGCATGGCTGAGCAACGTGGCGGAATGGCTCGTGGCGCTCGGCCTGCTCGGAACCGTGATCGGCTTTGCCTCAGCGCTCGCAGCCGTCGATCAAAGCACGCTGGGCAGCGCTGACGGCGCTCAGGCGGCGGTCGGCACTCTCATGGCAGGAATGCGCATTGCGATTAATACGACGCTGCTTGGGGCTGCTCTGGCGCTCTGGCACGAGGTCAACACGCGGATGCTCAAGACGGCTCTAGCCGTGTACTGGGGAGATCGCATGGCGGCGGAACGGGGCGTCGGGAACGTCCGGGCGGTGGATTGAGCAATGTCGGACAGGGTGTTCACGTTAATATTTATCGCCTATCTCCTTGGCGGGGTTGTGACGTTTGGTGGTATATATCATCCCAACCTAAATCACTGTGTGGTGACGGCAAAGAACCCAGAGTATTGCGTTGGCGGTGCAGGCGCACTGTCGGTTGTGGCTGCGTTGGGGTGGCCTGTGTGGACTCCTTTCTATTTCAGCATTCAGGCGTGGGAGTACGCACGCAAGGACGCCCCATGACCGGCTCCCGTACAGTCGGGATCGTGTTCCGCGATCTTCTGTTCCTGTTCGTGCTGGGCTTCGTGGCGATGCTGATCTGGCTTTTGCCCCACATAAATCCGCCGAACGACGAATCCGAAGCCGAACCGCCCGGCAATCTCGTCGTCGCCATAACATGGCCGGAAGGCAACACAGACATTGACCTATGGGTCTACGGTCCCGGCGAGATCAGGCCGGTGGGCTACTCCAACAAGGGCGGGACCCTGTTCAACCTGCTCAGGGACGATTTGGGCAACTCGCCCGACGCCACTCCGCTCAACTACGAGAATGCGTACACCAGGGGCATCACGCCGGGCGAGTACATCGTGAACGTCCACGCATATCGAGCGCCCGTCGTGCCGGTGCTCGTGCATGTCGAGATCAGCGTCAATACCGGAGCGCCGGGCAAGTCCAGCATGAAGAAGATCGCCACGACAAGCTTGAAACTGACCTCCAACGGGCAGGAGAAGACGGCGCTGCGGTTCAGGCTCGATGCCACGGGCAAGCTGGTCCCGGACAGCCTCAACGCCGTGTTCCGCCCCTTGCGCGCGGCGTCTGGATGGAGAGGCTGAGATGGGTGAATGACCGTCGCTATGGTCCATCATTTTGACATGCATTGTCATTTTCGGGATTCCCGCGATGGTGCTCGGCGTGCTGATCGGATGGCTGCTGTGAACGCAACGGAGGATGAAATGAGTGGCATTACGGCGTTTGTTATAGGGACGCTTTATCTCGGACTGATCATGGCTGGTTCGGCCGCCGGGACAGCGCTGGTGATTGGGCAGTCGCGCACTGTTTATATCGCCGTAGTAGCCGGCATGTGCCTAATTGGCGGCCTCGCCTTCGCCACGCAGTATATGCACTGACATGCCCGGAGATGTTGTGACATGGGCTGAAGTGGCTGATAGTGTCGTTAATCTGATGTTTATCTTTGGGCTGTGTTGGTTGGTGTTCCGATGAAAGCCCTAGTCCTGCTGCTGTTGTTGGTGTTCATCGCCACCTATGCCGCGCTCGGGCTCGCCGTACTGGAGGCCGTGCCGTGGTAGTTGTTTGGAATGAAATATGGGGGCCGGGGGTTATCTTCATGGCGGGCTTCTGTATGGGGTGCTCGTTATGAAGTGGCGTACCAGGGAGCGCGCAATGACCGTCACGAGCAAGGAGGGCGAGTAGGATGGCAACAGGTGATCCCATGTGTCCCGAATGCGGACAGTACACTCACGGCGCACTGCACATATGCCCGTATCAGCGCTGGGGCCAGTCGTGGTCTCAACCGCTCATCCCGACAGGCTGCATGTGTCCGCCGACATCTGAGCAGACGTGCCGAAACCCGACGTGTCCGCGACAGGGCCTCCGCACGAGCCATGAGACCACCGCCCCCGCCCCCCCGGAGAACCCCCAATGACTTGGTTGCTCATCGTCACCGGCATCTACACCGGATCCATGGTGCCGGGAGTGGACGTGGCGATCCGCATGGAGGCCCGCGACATTTCCTCACAGCATAAATGCGAGAGAACGGGAGTGAGCATGGCGCGGACACTGACCTATCTCGGCGCGACGCAAATCGAGACCAGATGCGAGGCGACACCGTGAACACAACGTACCTTGCCGTCCTCGTTATCTTGCTGTTCGCCGCCGCGGCATGGCTTGCCGTCTGGTCGAGGCGCGATACGTGGGCACGCCCTGCCGCAGTGGCCCTGTTCCTGCTCGGTGTGCCGGCCATCGCGGCCGCCGGGATACAGGCTCTCGGCCAGCACCGCCCCTATTCCATGGCCTGGGAGATCGGCGCCGGGGATTATCGGGTACTCGCCGCCAAGATGGTACAGGATGAGGCGATCTATCTCTACATCGATGCCGGGCGCAGCGAGCCGTGGCCCCTCGTGTACCCTTGGGACAATGACATCGCCAACCGGATCGCCAAGCTGCAAGACGAGGCCGTGGGCGACGCCAAGGGGCAATTCATGATGCGCTACGAGCCGTCGCTCGACACCAATGCGCCGCAGTTCCATCCGCTGCCGCAGCCCCCGGCTATGCCGCCAAAGCCTCGACAGGAGACGGCGCCGCACCTGGAGCAGGATGCTTAGGCGATGGCGCAACTGTTCGTTGACATGGACGGCGTGTTGGCCGACTTCGATGCCCACCATGAAGCAGTGTTCGGCGTAAGGTCGGACAAGCGGCTCGATAACGTCGATTGGGCAGCGGTACGCAAGGTCAAGGACTTCTATCTGAACATTCCGCCCATGCCGGACTTCGACGAATTGTGGGCATTCATCGAACCGCGCAAGCCGATTGTGCTGACTGGCGTGCCGCGCTCAGTGGAAGAGGCGGCAGACAACAAGCGAGCATGGGCGAAGAGGCATCTTGGTGATCATATTGAGGTCTGGTGTTGCCGGTCCAGCGAAAAATGCCGACGTTGCTTGACCGGCGATGTTCTGATCGACGATTGGGAAAAATACCGCCGCTTGTGGCTGAAGGCCGGTGGGGTGTGGATTACGCATGTCAGCGCCGCGCAAACCATCGAGGCCCTTCGTCGGCACTATGACCAGCCGGAAGGCTGACGGCTCAGCCGGTTCCATCGATGCCATCCCGGTGCCTGACGATCTGACAGAGCGAGAAGCCGAAATCTACAAAGAGGCGTTCAGACGCGGGCGGTCATGCGGGCGCAAAGAAGGTTATGACGCGAGAGCCTTCCAAAAATGACGCGTGGAGCTCATGTCTCTAGCCAACCCCATTTGGCTCTGGCGTGTATCATGTGGATGGTGGTTGCGCTGACGCCGAACCGCTTTCCAAGGGCCATATTGCTAACGGCACCTTTGAGCGAGCGAATGGTGTAAACGTCATCTTCGGTCAGCTTAGAGAAAGGGTTGCGTTCACCGCGATTGTGCGTGTCGTGAAGGAGTTTGTCCGCGCAGTTGTCTGCTGGCGTCTTCCATGATAGATGCCGCTTGGTAACACAGCCCTCATGGCCCTTACCGCAAGAATGGGCTGCTTGATGGGCGGGAGTCGGCCGCGGTCCATATTCAAGTTCACAGATGACTGTTGAAACATGCCACATGCGGCCTTTGTATTTAATCGCGCCGTAACCGCTTTGGCGCGTGAACTGCCACTGGAGACATTCATCCCCGTCGTAGGTCATCACCACTTCGCGGAAGTATCGGGCCACAGCGCCGTATGTTAAGTTAATTCTTTGCGGGTCGCCGTATCGGAGCCATCGACCGTAGTGCGTTTGGCACCAACCCCGTGCTTCGTGAGGCTTGTCGCATCCACTAATTGTGCAAGTGGTGAATAGTCGCGGCGCATTGCCAAGCGGGTCGCCATACTTACGCCAGCGCTTGTAATGGGGAAGGCAGAACCCCTTGGCGTTGAATGTCCTGTTGCAGCCATCAATGGAACATATACGCTTGGATTCAGCCATTGGGAGCCTCCCGCGCTTCCGGTGGTCAGAGCGCGCCGCGATGTTCAAGCATCCGGCGCGTTCGCCGTTTGTACCACAAACGAAGGAGACCATCAATGCCAAAGCGCATCCCCGCAACCGTGCCCAGCGGGACACATGGGCCGTAACACACCGCTCTCAGCAGACATTCTTGCCGAGGCCCTTCGTGTCTACGAAGCGGCTGGATGCAATCTCGCCACGGCCGCTAACAGCCTTGGCATCGCTCGCAGCACCCTCCAGAACCGGATAAAGCGGGCACAGCAGGCCGCTATTGCGCCGGCGGCTGAACCCGAGTCCGCTATCGAACTGCCGGCATTTCCAGACGACGACGTGCCGACAAAAGAAATCATAGAACTGCTCTCAAAGCGGTTTCAGAAGCGCAAGGCGAGCTTCGACGCCCATTCGTGGTTCACCGTCAAGGTGAAGGAAAACCAGCCGATTGGCATCCTTTGGATGGGCGATCCGCACGTCGATGACAACGGATGTAACTGGCCCGCGCTCATCCGCGACGCCGAGCTTTGCAGGACCGTGGACGGCTTATACGGTGCCAACATAGGCGACAGCACAAACAACTGGTCCGACCGCCTGGTGAAGCTCTACGCCAACCAGGACACGTCTGTCGCCACGGCTCGCAAGCTGGCCCGCTGGCTCATGATCGACTCCGGCATTCCATGGCTGGTGTACTTGCTCGGCAATCACGACCTATGGGGCGATGGCGCGGCCATTCTTGCCCAGATGGCGAAGCTGCACGGAACACAGAAGATCGTCTGCCATGATTGGGAAGCGCGGTTCTCGCTCAAGTTTCCTAACGGGCGAGACTTTCGTATCTTCGCTGCACACGACTTCGCCGGCAACAGCATGTGGAATCCGCTTCATGGCCCACTGCGGGCGTCCAAGATGGGCGGCGAGGCCGATCTGTACGTATGCGGGCATCGTCACAACTGGGGCGTCTATCGCTACGAGAACGCTGACCGTGGCCGCATCCAGACCGTGATCCGGGCGCGGGGCTACAAGTTCCTCGATGACTACGCCCGGCGTCTCGGCATCATCGAACAGCAGGACGGGTGCTCGATCCTAACAGTGCTCGACCCGGCGACGGGATCGCTGCTGGCGTTCGAGGATGCCGCTACGGGCGCCGACTACCTAACGTGGCTTCGTAAGCGCGCATGACGAGCAAGTGAGCTTGGCGGGCTGTACTGGTACTGGCGCTATCGGCAGGACAATGCGGTGGAGTAAAAGAGGGCGGCCCGGTTAACGCCCGCCCTCTGCACCGGCTTTGTCAGAGCTTGGCGAAGGCGCGTGCTTCGGCATTTATTGCCTTGGCCCCACGTCGTTCCGCCTGCCTAATCTTGTGGGCAATATACGCCTTGGCCCTCGTCGTCATTACGCGCGGGACGGCTACCCGGTTCTCGCGCATCTTCTCATGCGCCCACTTCTCAGCCTGCATCTCTTGCACATGTCTGGGCTCTTTCCCACGGTGATGATGCAAGTGAGCGTGGGCGCACTCATGCAGGAAAATGTAGAGCGACTTTCGGGTTCGCGGCCGTGGCGCATCGATGTGCTTCCGTATGCCGAAGCACCGCCCACTGAGGCTGTTACGGTATTTCACCGTCCAGCCATCCGGCAGGTATAAGGCAGCGATGGCCTCATATCTCTCAGCCGCCTCGGCGCGGGCTTTCTGCAAGTCCATTTTCATTCTCCACATTGTCAAAGAACCAACGTCGCCTTTCCCAGCGACAAGTGTATTATAGCATAGGTAGCAACGAAAAGCAACAATTATGTTGCTTGCTGTATTACTACCAAGACTGTGGCAGTAATAAGAACAGTCGGCCATAGCAACTTGCCCGACCGCCCGCGCGCGTTGCTGGAGAGGGGCGTGTCAAGACTTAATCGAGGCATTCGGAATACAACCACGCACCGTTTACCGGAGCGCCATCACCGGCCGCTTCGTCAGCAAAGCCTACGCCGAAGCGAATCCCGACACCACGATCAGTCACACGATAACGCCCTCAAAGTGTGACAATGCCGAGGATGTTCAATGATGCCACGTACTCACGGCACACAGATGCGGATGGTGCCGTTCTACTACTCGGACGGAAATGGCGGCATTCTCTTCCGCGTCATACTCGATGACGGCTCGCTCTACTGGAGCCCTGTTTCACGTGGAATCGCGCTGAAGCAGATTGAGCAGTTGGCTCGCCTGATGAGCGAGATGGAGAAGACATAGTGCTTGGCGGGCCGGGGCTAACCGGCATCCGCGTTTACGGCTCCACTGTTTTCCCCACCAGACCGTCGTCTATTGGTGAGACCTACGTCAATCTCCGGGGCGTGTCTTTCGGCCGTCGCCTATCCACAAGCTATTGGGTCCACGCCGCCGCCAAGCTCCGAAACAATAGCAAAGATCACGAGGCATATCAATGCCAATCAACAATACCGGCATCGCCATCATCAAGGGCCACGAGAGTTTGCGCCTAAAGGCCTATTACGATCCTGTCGGTGTGCTTACTGTGGGGTTCGGCCATACCTCGGCAGCCGGTGCGCCCCAGGTGACGCCCGGCATGACGATCACGAAAGCCGAAGCCGAAGCCATCCTACGCCGTGATCTCGCCAAGTTCGAGCGCACCGTGCTGGACGCTGTGAGCGTGCCGTTGAACGACAACGAGTTTGCCGCGCTCGTCAGCTTCTGTTTCAACGTCGGCGCCACGAATTTCCGCAAGTCGTCAGTGCTGCGCTGTGTCAATGACCGGCAATTTGATCGTGTACCGTCCCGCCTGGCGCTGTGGAACAAGGGCGGCGGACGTGTGCTGCCGGGCCTGGTGCGACGCCGCAAGGAAGAGGGCGAACTGTTCATGGCCCCTGCAGGGCCACAGGAGCCCGTACAGCCGCAGAAGCCCGTCATGGCCGGCATGGTGCCCGTAGAGGCCGAAACACCCGCCAGCGAGCCCCGCAGGCCGACGAAGCACGGTAAGACCCTGATCAAGTCCCGCACCATGCAGGGCGCCGTCGCATCTGAAATGGCTGGTTCGGCCGTCGTGATCGATAGCACCACGGAACTGGCAAGCGCCGCACAGCAGGCCGAACAGTCTATCAGCGCCGGAACGGTGTTCAGTCTCGTGATTGGGCTCATCATCATGTTCGGGGCTGGGTTTGCCATCTATGCGAGATGGGATGACGGCGGACGGCCGTTGCCGGGGTTCATCGAACGGCGGCTCAGGAAAGCGGCTCACTAGGCCGCCACGGAGGCAGCCCGAAGGCCAAAGCCGCACAAGCCAGCCCGATGTAGTGGGGCACCTCTTTGCCAGCCAGCCAGCCCCGTAGACCGTTACGGGAGCATCCGAGGCGGCGGGCGGCTTCGTGCTCTGACCAGCCCATGTGGTCGAGGAAGGCGCGGAGATCAGCGGCGGTCATGGGCGGCTGTCCGCAAGACGGTCAGTTTCCCCTCTTGCGCAACCAGGCGGGCAGATGCCTTGATGTAATCCTCGCCCAACCGCTCATTTTCGATCCGGAGCGTGGCGACTTGGGCCTCAAGCGTTTGCGCATGTGCCTGCAACTCATCGACACTGGTGTCAGCAGAGTCGAGGCGTGCTCGCAGCCGCACTATCGCCTCGTCTGGCTTCCGCAGGCGCACCACAATGGCGCGGGCCTCGTCCCGCTCGGCCCGGATGGCGGCAACAATCTCGCTGATTTCCTTGCCACCGGCCTGCTCGTAGCTGGTTATCCCGAGCGCATCCCAGACGCGGGCGAGCGCTGCGTTGGCTTCGTCGGCAGCTTCTGCGCGCGCTTCCAACTCATCGTATTCCGCCCCGGTCATGCTAACCACGTCTAGGTGTCTGCTCATCTGCAATCCTCAATCTTGACCACATGAAACTTCTTCAGGTCCACCCCGGAGACGCCGCGCCAGAAGTCGCGCAGTTCCTTCTCCGCTGCCTCGCGCGTCGGGTAGGTCTCATTGCCCCACCGGACGCAGTTGACGTTCTGAATCTCCCACATCAGCGGGCATCCAAGAACTTGGCGCTCGGCAGCAGGCCGGAAGCCTCGACTTCAAGCGCCGCGCCCTTGCCACCCTTCGGCAGCCAGGGGTGAACGCCGTCAACGGTAAACAGGCGGCCAGTAGCGACGCAGCGGACAGTCCAGCCACTCAGCAGCTTGTAACCGCCGGGGACGTTGACCTTGAGGTCGGTGATTTGGGTGGCTGCGACTGAGACGGTCATTTGCTTGCTCCCTTGTTGATGACCCTAATATGGCGCATATTCGCACCAGCGTCAACAAAAATCGACACGAATCGCTAAATTATTTTCGTGGCCGTGCGCCACTGTGCTATATTGGGGAGTGAGCCCATGTGGTCCCGCGTTTTCGGCTTCATTCTCGGCCCCATCGGCATGTGGGTTGCCATAGGCATCGCCATCAGCGCAGCCGGAGCGGGCGGTTACATCTGGGGCCGCATGGACGGCAAAGCCGCCGTGCAAGTTCGCCATCTCGAAGCCCAGGTAGACATGCTCAAGCGCACGCTGGAGCGCCGGGAGCGGATCGCGCGGGCCGATGCCGAACAGGCCGCACAGGGCAGGGAAGCGCTGGAGCGTCATGACAAAACCGACAGGGAACTCTCCGATGAAATGCAAGGCGACAACGGCGGCTGTTTCAAGCCTCCTGATACTGACCGCGTGCGCCGGTACTGGCCCTAGCCTGAATGATCCGATCCCGCCGCAGTTCGTGCCGACGGACATACGGGTTTGCTTCGATAAGCTGGTCCCGGCCCCGCCGCCGGGGGCGATGACGAAGGCTGAGGTCATGCTGCTCATCGGCGCGCTGAAGCGGAGCGAGCTGGAGAAGAGTCAATGCGGATTGCGCCTTCTCCGATTCCACGACGCTACGGTGAGCCGCTAGGCGGATGGACGCCAATGCGTCGGCGTATAATAGACATACATGCTGCCGTCTGGCACGAACCATAGGCGCCCCTCGCGTTTCAGAAGTTGAATATTGCGAATGCCGCGCTCATCCTCGATCTTAGTGCTCACCACCTGACCTTCAGGCGCAGTGTCTACCAGTTGCCAGCCCATTTCATCCTCCAAACCACTTCCACAGAGCATACACCACCATAGCCGCCAGCGCTATGGTAAGGTAGATCGCCGCGGCGCGAAACAGCCTGCCGCCCATCGTCAGGCCCTCTCTTCTTCTGTATGTGCGGTGCCGCCGAAGTTCATCAGGTTGTAGTAGTCCTTCAAATACTGCTCGTCGGTGGAACTGGCGATATAGCATGGGAAACTAATGCTCATCACAAAAATGCGCCGGTCAATATCTGTGATCTCCGAATAGCGATAGCCAAAAACCGGGTAACAGTCGGTGATGTATCGCTCCACGGACCACATCCGTTGCTGCCCATCGATCAAGAGCCCATCCAACTCACGGTGCTTGTCGAACACAACCTGATTGTAGGTATAAGTGCCCAGCGGCAGGCCCAACCACGCGCTCTCAAGAAAGCGGACTTGCTGAGCTTCGGTCCACACCAACGGGCGCTGCCAGTCCGGCAAGGGGTAGCCCATCACCGTGCGCTTGCCAGCCGGGTTTTCATCATCGGGCCGCTTGGCGCAATTCTCCCACCGGAGGATCGGGTGAGCCATTGTCATGTTGGCGTGCTGCCCCAGATTAATGCGGTCAGGCATCAATCGCTTTGACGCCGCGTTCAATACGCCCATGGTCAGTCTCCCTCTTGTGGGTTGGCCTCTGGATCGTCGGTCACTTCGCAGCATGATATCTGGCCCGCGTGGCAGTCTGGGTTCGGGCAAGGTGCGATGGGGCATGGAACATATCGGCTAGAGCCGAACTCTATCACTTCGGGCACCGAGCGCCCCACGACGCCAAGCCCGCCGCATTCATGGCACCGCATCATCCCTCTCCTTCTTGCTCGCGAATGGCGGCCAGGAAATGCTCGCCGCACAGCCGCTTGTAGCCGTCATTGGTGTTCGCGCCGCATGTGGCCCATTCCATGCAGCCGGGTTGCTCGCAGTAGCCCTCTGTGACATAATGCGGGTCATCCCAGCCGAGCGCGGCGAATACGGCCTCAAGCGTACTGAGACCACCTGTGGTGAGGCACCGGAGCGACTTCTGCTTTCCGCCGGCACGGTAAGCGAACTGTAGGGCTACATCCTCAAGCAATTCCCGATACTCTGCCTTCACCACCGGAACAGCGACAGCAAGAGCGGCGCAGATGCGTTGTCGCAATGGCCGCTTGGCCGTCTCGCGCACGTTTTCCCATGGCGTTTTGCTAAAGCCGCCGTATTCCCAGAACGCTCTCGCCACCGTCTCCACCAGCGCTTCCTCATCCGTCGTGTCAGCCATGGTCCTAACTCCGAGAAAAAGCGTGCCAAGCGGCGCGGATCCGTGTAGATATAGGGGCGTGCTTCACCAACGTCCCCGATCTACCTTCAATGACGCTGCCATCTTGGCGCTCTAGCAGGCCGGTGCATTCGGAACACGTCATGTTCGGTCCAAACGCATCGCACGGCCCATAATACGGATGAAGTTCGTCCGTCGCGTCAGCCATGGTCAGTCCTCCGGTTGGCGGTTCTCTTGTTAATTGGGTCGCACAAGCGGAATGGCCCGTGTGTCGGATGCCTAGCCTGATTGAGTAGTTCCGACACATGCAGGACGAACGGCATGGCTCCGGGGCGTCGCACCATGACATACCCCTCCACCGGCTCGCACATCACCCGAATAGGCCCAGTCCGATCCTTCCAACGCTTCGGGAGCGGGGTGCCTGGGGCAAACACATATTCTGGTGGATCATTGAGAAAGGCATGAGCGATTTCAAAAGCTGTTGGCTTCCGCTTCGAATCAGTCATCGAATGCTCCTGTTGGCAATCTCCCCGAGCGGATCAACGTGGCACGGCTCACAGTCCGGGCAGTGTTCGCCGAACGGCTTGCCGTCAGCGTGGCGCTCGCATAGCCGACACCAGCAGGCCAAATTCTTGCCGCGAAGTTCCGGCAGTCTAGCCACGATCTGACCCATGTGGCTTTCAGGATACGGCGGTCGAGCTTGGTAGAGAAAACCGCCAGGCAATCGCACTTGGAACATGTGTACTGCCTCGGCAGCATTCGGTACAAAGGGCTCGCCGACACGCCACGGATTGCCGAGCCTTGTTGAGCGATCAGCCTTCACAGTGTTCGGAGGCATCCGCCAGCCGCGCGTCCGACGAAGCTGTATCCGCCTCGGCTCAGTCATTCTCATCTCCTGTGGAGGCGATGGGGCGGGCTTCGGTAGATGGCTGGTCTATGCCCGTCCCGTGACAATCTGGGCAGGGTACGCGCCGGGGTGGACAGAGTGATGTGTGCCGATAGGCTGGCATCCAGCCGTCCCCGCTGCAAGTCGGACAAGCACGTTCCATCTCACCCTCCTCTCTCAATCCGCCCGTGTACGGGATAGGTCATGCGGACTTCCTCAGTTCCCGCGCCAGCGCATCGAAGCAATCCGGGTTGCTGGCGATGAGTTCGCCGTAGAAGTCCACCACGACTGGAGCGAATTGAGCCGCTACCAGACGCATTGTGTCGACGCCGGAATGGGTGCAAAATACCGCCACGTCGCCTTTTATCGTGCCGACAAACTCGTCGGCCGCCCCGAACAGGAACGACACGTTCTTGGGCTTGGACGCCAGCAACGTCCCGGCGAAGCACCACGACCACATCGGGTTGGCCTCGATGCAATAGACCCGCTTGGCGATGTGCCCCATGTGGAGTGCCAGCAAGCCGATGCCGCCGCCGATCTCCACCACTGTCTTGCCTTCGATACGTGGTGCCAAGTGCTCAGCTATGAGCCCTGCCGTCTCGTCATCGATGATGGTCAGGACGGCCGCCGATGCGATGTTGTGGCGCTCGGAATAGTCCAGCGAGGTTTCAGAGCCTTCCATGGCTTCGTAGACCTTGTTGAGCAGCCGGTCCAATTCAGCCATCAGCGATCTCTCCGGGATACAGCGGCGGGGTCATGGCGAGGGGTCCGGCATTCCGGCAGCGATCCATCGTTGCAGTTCCTCTCGCGCGTCCCTGAGCTTCTGTGAGGCCATGGCGGCCCATTCCTCGGGGTAGGACCAGTCCACCGTTTGCCCCTGCCAGTCATGGCAGAACTTGGCCGCCAGCGCGTAGTGGTCGCCGTCATCGAGATACACGTCGCCGGGCATCTCATCGGTTTCCGCCGCGCACAGCGCCACGCGGATGCCGTCAACAGTGCGGAGCCGGATAGCCATCAGCGCTGCCCCAAAAGTGTCGCAAACCGGCCGCGCCATGCGGGCGCTATCGCCGGAATCCGCCGAAGGTGTCGCAAACTGTTTGCAGGGATGGGTGGGGTGTCTGGTGCCTTGCCGGCAGTGGACTCGGTACAGATGGCCACAAAGGGCACTGTATTCCGGTGCGAGGATGATCGGCTAAGTCTTTGAGATGTCCCGGTGGGCGGCAGGTGACTCGAACACCTGACCCCTGCGATGTGAAGGCTGTTCCCCGTACCCTTTCTGGCGCTTTCTACTGTCACAGTCCTGGCTGTCCTCGCGGTTTGGTCCACTTGCGTTCGTCCTGCGTTCCCGATGCTGGTTCACATAGTACCCTAGAGCACTGTATATGCCAACCTAGAACTCCAATGCGCCGGCTGCTTTCCGCAGATAGTTGGGCGAAAAGCGCGCGTAGACGCGATAGGTCGTGCGCGGGTCGGAATGCCCGAGATACTGGGCAATCTCGTCCATCGGGACTTCGTTTTCAGCCATCCATACTGCTGCCGTGTGGCGCAAGACGTGAGGCGTTACTTTGATGCCGGCCCGCTCCCCTGCGGCGGCCACGCCTTTTTTCACGCTCACCACCGGCTCACCTCCCCACTCGACTACATAGTCTGTCAGCGCTCCGTCTCTGGCCTCCAGAAGCCGCGCCCGTAGCCGGTTGTTCATCGGCGGCGTGCTACGGCCCTTGCGGGTTGCCGGTCGCGTCGGGTCTCTCAGGTCCACCACGCCGTGCTCGAAGTCGATGCGAGCCCACGTGAGTTGCAGGATTGCCGACGAGCGCCCGGCCGTCGCAAGCGCCAGTTCGATGAACAGCTTGACGTGAGGCATCACGGCTGCATCGACCACGCGGGTGGCTTCGTCCTTCGTCAGATAGTGTTCGCGCGGAGGCGGCTTCTGGGGCAGGGGGATGTAGGGTGCGTGTGTGAGCCACTTTTCGCGCTCAGCGTACTTCATGGCCGCCCGCAAATAGCCAAGCTCCAAGTGAACCGTCCCGTCAGACATGCCTTGCCGGCGGCGGGCCGCGGCGTAGTTCCGGCAAGTGGCCTTGTCGATATGGTTGGGCAGTAGCGAGCCGAACGCTGGGGCGAGGCGCTTCCAGGCATCGTGCATCCGGGTAGTGGATCGGCCTTCGACGGCGCGCTCGGCCACGTATGCCTGATATATGGCAGCCACGGTCAACGGTGCCCCCGAGACGGCGAGCGCCCGAGCACGTGCAAATTCGATGAGTCGAGACTTGGCGACTGCGGGGTCATCCGTACCAAGCGAGCGGCGAAATCGCTTGCCGTCTTCGTACCAGACGGCGGCAAGGACTCCCCGGTGCCACCCGAGCTTGTAGTCTGACATGAGCTTTCGATCCGGTCGACTTCGGAGGCGGCTATCCTAATCAGCTTTCCGCCCGGACGGAACACCACAATCTCGCCCCTGCCAATCATCTGCCGGATATGGGCTTCCGAGCAAGCCCAGCGGTCAGCAAGCGTCTTGACACTGAACGGACGCTCTGCCCCCAGTGGCGCGGTCATTGCGGGTCGTCCTTTCGCAGCAGGCAATCGCAAAGCGTCACCGGAGATTTCCGAGCCGCGCAGTCATCTGCGTGCATTGGGATTGCCCCGCCGATCTCGCGCAGAATGGTGGCGAGGTCGCCCTGCGCGGCAATCCATTCCACAACGTTCCTGGAACGGCCATCCTTCCCGACAACACCGATTCCATTGGCGGCGATGGCACGGACAGCGGCTTCATAGAGCCGGTCGAACAAGGCATCCGAGTTCCGGGGCGCAGTCATTGCGGGTTCCTCGCATGGCGTGCTTCATTCAGACGCCGCGGCGGGGACTCCGGGGACGGCGGCGTTGGCAGAGGATGGAATAATCGCCACCTCTTACCGTTCCGACTCCAGTATGAGCGAATGTCTGAACCACACCAAATGAAGTACTCGGCCAATCGTGCAAATAGGGCGCGATCAAGTTCTGCGGTAAGGAAGGTCGCACCCCCGATAGGTGTGACGATCATACGGTAGCGAGCGGTCATTGCGGGTTCCTCGCATGGCGTGCGTCATTCAGGCGCCGCAGCAGCCCGAAGCGCAGCCCACTGGTTTCGGCCGGTGCGCGAAAGCAGGCCTCCTCAATGGTCTCTTTGGCATCGTCCAGCATACTGCCGTGCGCCCAGCAGAAGCACGGTACGTTGTTCTTTACCCATTGCCGAATGTCGAGGCACCGGGCACAGGTTTTGAATGTGTCGAAATACCCATCCCACTTGCCGGCGACGGCCTCGTATTTCTCGTCAATGGCAATTATCTCACTGCATTCTTCGCAGCGATGCGGTTTTCGCGCCGTGCGAATAGCCGACGACCAGAACTCGGGCGGATCGTAATCGCACCAGCAGTCAATGGTCATTGTGGGTTCCACGTCACGGTGACTTTCACGGCCCTGTCACCAACGCTCTGACAGCGCCGCCAAATCTTTGCCTGTTCAGGACTCAGTTTGCCGCCTATCGCAAAGCGGGATACCTCGGGCTCCTCAAACCAGCGCATGTCATGGACATGCTCGGCAATGGCATCGACACGACGTTGCCATGTCCCGATGTAGAGACCATTCGTCCCGACAATGGCCAACATTTGCTCTTTGCCCATCCTACTCGCCCTCCTTGCTCGAGGCGGGGAACAGGGCGTCGGCAAGGGCGCGGTTGTACTTTGCCGCTTGTTCAATCCAGCCATTGAATGGGTCAGCATACTGGGCGCGTCCCCACAGGCGATGCATGACCTGCTTCATCGCTTCATCCGGCTCTCGCAGCCTTGCCTCGATGGCCTGGCGCTCGTCCTCGCGGCCTTCACTAGCTACAGCCCGAAGAGTGTTTCCGTTGATGTCCGCTTGGCGGATACGTCCTCGCGCCTCGCCCCGTTCCTCGGCTTCCCGCAGGGCGGCTAGAATCGGTGCGGATTGATTGCCCAAGTCGGGCATCCCGTACCAATCTTGATACAGTTCTCGCGCCCGCTCCGTTGCCCAGTCTCGCTTGTCGGTCATGGCTTGTCTCCGTGCTTGGCGAGGAAATCGCGGGCGCGGAAGAAATCGCCAGCGGAAACGCGGTGCGGCTCGCCCGGATTATCGAGCGCGACCGCCAAGTCCTCTGCGTTCCAGTTCCGTGCAAACATTTCCCCCGCCATATCGCTGAACGGCCTCACCACCTCCACCGCCTCGACCAGTTGCGCTTCGGCGTTCTCCGAGTATTGCTTGTGGACTTTCAGCGCAGCCGTAAGATGCTCTCGCGCCTCGTCCCGCTCGGCCTCGACCTTAGTCAGCCGTTCACCTGTTTCTGTCAGTGTATTCAATGCCGCGGTTTTCCATATCCGTTCATTGTCTCGCTCGGCCCGGAGCTTGGCGGCCTCGGCCTCTGCGGCGGCCTTCTCCCGCTCCAACGCTGCCATGCATTGACCGTCCACCTCGATCCGAGCGGCTTGGGCCTCGATGGCTGCCTTAGCCTCGGCAGCGGTGTCGGGCGTGTGCGCGAGGATCGATGTTCGCCAGTCATGCGTGGCAACCGCATCCAACCGCTTCACCAGTTCCGCGTAGTCAGTCATTTGCCCTGCTCCTGCATAGCACGTAGGGTGGCTATCAGGATGGCACGCGGAACGGAGTCCCGATGCTTGCCCTCGCTGAGCCAATGGCCGGACGGAACGCTGTTTCGTGACACGTAGGCTTCGATGACGTTGGGCGTCTTGTCGTAGCCGTGACCGTTCATGTCCGGCAGCACCGCCTCTGCAAACGCCAGCGCGGCGTCGAGGGAGCCGGTGTAATCGAGCGTGACCCGTGACCAAAGACCGAACTTTCGCTGCTCACCAGTCGTCTTATGCCGTTCGTAACCGCCGCCGTGGTTCTCCCATTCGCTGTGTGGCCCCCACATAACAAAGTTGTCGAGAAGACCACTCAGTTCCATGTCCGCCCCGCTCCCGCTCTCCAGCCTCTTGATCAGCGCCGCGTAATCAGTCATCGCCTGTACCCCCATGCGCGTGATTTCTTCCGGCCAAGCACATGCTTCTTCGCCTGCATGTCGGCCTTCGATGTGATGGTCTGGTCTTCGGCATTCTTCGCCGGCCAGCAGCATTCGCCGAGCACTTGGCCGTTCTCGACCGTGGCCTCACCGCCTCGCGCCGCCGGCTTGATGTGGTCGAACTGTTTGGGCTCCCACGGCCGCATCGGTCGGCTACACCCCTGGCATCGGTGGCCGGAGCGTTCCCAGATCGCCAGCTTCTGGTGGTCGGTGAACTCGTCGCGGTTCATGCGCATTCCCATCATGCGGTCTCCCGCTTTTCGATCTTCCACATGTAGTCATCAGCGCCGGTGTCCACCTGTACGATCTCCAAGCCGAACGCGGCCAACTGCTCGTCGAGCGTTTCCAGCACGGTGCTGACAGACTCTTTCCAATCGGCAAAGGCAAACTCCGGCTCTACCGCATTGTCCTCAGCTTCCATTTGTTCGTCGGACAGTTCAATCGTTCGCATCATGCGTCCTCGCGCCGCTTGGCGGTGACGGTCATGCGGCCTCCGGTACAGTCAGCACGCATCCGAGCGCACTGTATTTGCGATAGATGGCGTCCAGGTAGCGGGTCTTCTGGCCCGTCGTCATCAGCCTCGTGATCGGCATGTCGAGCGGTTCCATCATGATCGCCAGCTTCGTCTCGTAAGGTAGCCCCCGCACCACGGCATCGTAGCGCTCACAGAAGCCCTCGTTCTCGGCCCGGAGGATCGGCACGCCTAGCTCCAGCTTGCACTCTCCACGGACTTCCTCTGCCGTCCTGTCGCCCAATTGTTCCGCTATTTCGTTGATGAGAAGGCGCTGTAGGCGGTTCTGCTCCACACTGCGGCGCTTGCCCTTCGTAATGTCAACCGTGAAGGGCAGCGGGCGCTTCGTGAGCGCGTCGAGTAGAACCTTTCGATCCCATTCGTTGACGATGACGTGCGACGGCATAGCCCTACCCCGCAGCCAGTATGTTGATGAACGGCTCCGGCTCGGGCTTGCCGATCTTCTCCGGCAAATGAACGCGGGCGAACTCGACGAACCGTGCTAGCGCTTGTTCCACATCATCGCCTATACCCGGATAGCGGTGCATCGTGAGATAGTGCGGTGGCGACACCTGATAGACGCGCGGATCGGTCTCTTTGATCTCGAACACATTCCAGCGAAAGGTATCGGCCTCGAAAATGTCGAGGTACAGTTTCCACTGAATGCCTTCCAGGTAGCCCTCGGCGTTGAAGCGCTTGGTCGTTTTGTGATCTTCGATCCGCTTGCCATCAAGCACATCAACCTGCCCGCTAATGGTTATTTCGCCGTAGTTTTTGTGGGCGCGGAGTTCTCTAATGGTGGGTAGGGCAAGCTCGGCGTCGGGCAGGAGAAAGGTGAAGCCGTTGGCGCTCAGCGCCTCGTACTCGCCGAGCTGCGCCATCTCCAGCGCTTTGTGGAAAGCCGTCCCCGCCAGCATCGCTTCCGACGGCTCGTCGGTGGTGATGTAACGAACAAGGTCATCAACGGTGGTCTCTTCGTTCAGGAGCCACCGCCGGAACGCTTCGATGTGGGACACGCGGGCTTCTATCATGTCAGCACCGCCGATCCCGTTTTCCGATAGCGCTTTTGTTTCATCAGTTTGCACGTCCGGCACTCTCGCATGCCCCTGTGAACATAGGCATCGGCGAGAGAGTGCCCCCGCTTGCAAACTGTCTTCCTCGCGTTGACCGCTGTATGACCGCTGCCGCGAAGGACATTGGTTCGTTGGTCTACGACCTCCATGTGAGCAGGATTGACGCAGGCGCGGTTCCGGCAGAGATGATCGAGTTGCATTCCCTCGGGTACTGGCCCGCGAAGCATTTCCCACGCTACGCGGTGGGCACCACGCATGCCGCGTGGCTTCATCGCGATTTGCCCATAGCCACCTGGGTGCTTGCTGGCCGTCCAGACCCAGCAATCGCCGCTCTTGTCGACCTTCGGCCAGAACCGCTCTTCTAGGGTCTTGCCCATCTCACGCGGCCTCTTCCTCGGGGCTGCCCTCTGGTTCATCGGCTTCGTCGCCCGTCTCCGGTCCGACGAACCGGCCCGCCGCCTTGTCGAAGCCGAGCCCCAGCGTCTTGAGCGCGTGCTTGCTCAGGATCGCCTTGAATGCGTCCCCGCCCGCCTTGGCACGCTCCATGAGTCCGTTCACATCATCCGCCGTCGTGGCGTTCAGCACGTCGCTGTGAAACTTCGCCTGTGCAGCCTGTGCCTGCTGCTGGTCTTCGGTCAGCGCGTTCATCCGGTCCTTGGTCTGCTGGATGATGCTGGCGAGGAAGTCGGCAAAATCTGGCGCCTCCGCAGCCGGGATCGCCAGCGGGTCCAACTGGCCGGGGTTCTTGCCGAACGCCGCGTCGGTCGGGCTGAATCGCAACCAGCGCTGCCCGTTCACAATGGCGATCCGCCCCATGGCATCGGCGGCCTTGTATATCTCGCCCTTCGAGCCGCCCTGCACGTCCAGTCGCTCGATTATGTCGTCGCCGCTGCGCTGCTCGTCCATGTGTGCTACAAGAACAACGTCTTTGCCGAAGCTGTTGAGCAGCTTGAGGAACGCGCCAAATCGGGCCTTCAACTCGCCGTAGCCCTGTAGGGTCAGCGCCCCGCCGCGCCCGTGCTTCGGGTTGGCCCGGATGATATCGACGGTGAGCGCGTCGAGCGCCCGCCCGGCGGTGTCGACCACCACCGTCTTGAACGGCGCTAGGTCTTCGGCAGTCATGTTGGCGACATCGGCCCACTCGGAAACGCGCACCACGTCCTTGCGGTGGGCGGCCCGATGGGCACCGTTGTCGAAGTCGAGCAGCAACGGCGTCGCGGCCGTGAAGGCGAGTGAGGTTTTCCCCAATCCGGGGGCCGCGTATATCACCGTGTTGATCCGTTCGACGGTGATCGGCTCGGCGGCGCGGGTTATGCGGAGTGTCATAGGTTTGTCCTTTCGGTTACACCGGCCCCAGAAATATCAGAGCCAGCACGAAGGCGATGAGTGCCACGACTGCGATGAAAACGGCAAGGTCGTCTGGCCCGTTGTCCATTATGTGGCCTCCGATTCATCATCATGCTCCACAGCCGCATGGCGAGGCGAAACCACTAGACGCCCCATTCGGCCATCGCTTTGCGCAGAGACGCCAACCTCCTTCGTCGAGAACGAGTAGTGGTATTCGATCTCAACCAATCGTGTTTTGATGCAAAGCGACCCGCCGACACTCTTCGCCTCAAGACAGGCGATGAATGCCCACCGATGGGCTTCTGCGACAGAATATGGAACAAGCCCGTGATCCAAGCCGTCCCGGTCCCATGACTGCACCGGAATATTGACCCCCCACTGCGAGCGGCCCTCATAGATGGGCAGGGTGCGCCAACAGTGATCGATCACGAAGTCGCCAAGCACGGTTGGCGACGAATATGTGGTCCGTACCTCTACCTTGTAGAACCGCTTGGTGCCGTTGCCACTGCCGTGCGATAACCCTGTGTGCAACTCGACTGCTGGTAACTCTGTCATCATGCCGCCTCCTGTGGTTTGGTTAGTGCTTCGGTGCGGGTCATGGCTTGCCTGCCAGTCCGCAGTAGCCCTTTCTCTGCGGAGCGGGGCCGATGTAGTTAACAATGCCTGCGGGTTCGTCTGGCGGCTCACCCCACCTCCAGGCCATGCAGTGAGAGGCGATGCAGCGGACTTGATCCATGATGATCGGGTCTGGGTGTCGGTTGCTTGCAGTGTCAACTAGCCCTTCTTCACCAGAGAGATAGCCAACCGCCCGCGCAAACGGGCACCAGCACTCTTTCGCGGACTGTTCAGTGTGCATCATGCGGCCTCCGGTGAGTTGTCGTCCTCGCGGAGCGACGGCACCGTGCGGGCCGGCAGCCCCATCCGCCGCTGACGACTGTCGTAGTCGTCGGCAGTGTCTGCAGGCAGCACGTGCTCTGCGCGCAAGCCGGGAGAGGGCTGCCTGCGGATGTCTTCAACCACGCCCCGCAAAATGCGCTCGGCATCGTCGATATGGTCAGCGATGATCTTGTCGTCGGACGGCGCGCGCTGGATGCGAGCGGCATGAAGATGCGACTTGGCCCGGACAATGCGTTCCAACAGAGTGCTCATGCTGCCGACCTTTCTCTCGCTTCGAGTCGCTTCCAGTTGCGCCGCAGCCAGACCCTGGCCTGGTGCAGCCCGATCAGCCTGTTCTCGTCGGCGCTCCAGTGATCGCGGGCTATCAGCCGCTTCTCCGTGGCGATGCCCTTCGACAGCCGGAACCACATCACGTGCGGATCGTGTTGAGCCCATAGCCTTTCGCCGTCATGGAACAACCGGGCGAAGCGGAAGCCTTTGACCAGTGCGGCACCGGCGTTGAGCTTGCGGCGAATAGCTGCATGGCGAACGGGCGTCACGGCGTGCCCTCATCGTTGAGAGCGGCGCGGAGGTCGTTGATTGCGGCAATAAGTTCGCCTTTTCCCGATTGCGGGTGGGGCATGCCGTCTCCAGCTGCGATGAGATAGCGATCAGCGGCGTCCACTCTCCGCGCCGCGCGCTCCAGCTTGGGAAGGCGGGCAACTCGACGGACGGTTGGTTCGTCCAGCATTGAGCAGATTACCCGGCCACTGCTATCCCGCACCGCCCAATCAGGACCGGGAGTGAGCATGCCACGCTCGCGGCGATATGCCGTCCACTCCTCCTCCCCCTCGCCATCGAGGACGGCAAGAGCGGCTTCGGCGCGGCGCATTAGCGCTTTGAATTTGCTATAGTAGTTATCGCACTCGCTCGCGCTGCGCTCCAGATCGACGATCTCGCGCAACAGGGCCTGTTCCGGTGTCATCGTCATCGCTCGGTGCTCCCATCTGCATTCTTCTTGTCGAAAGCCAATGCCAGTGCGGCCAACCCAAGGGCGCGATCCGCCTTGTCCAGAACCTCGCCGAGCGTCACGATGCCGAGATGCGCATCTGCTCCGGTGAAGGTGATCACGCGGCCCTCCTCCATCGCATTGCCTGTGAGCGAACTGAGGCATCCGGCCGTCATCTGCAGCGCCGCGCGCACCTCTTCGTAATCGTCCAGTGACACCCACGCGACGTGACGCATCGCAAACGGCTGTGCTGACCAGAGCCCGCCAATGGGGGCATCTTCCTTCGTGACGGTGGTGTAGATGACTGCCGGACACTCGCTGCTCGTCTCGCTGCTCATCTCTGCGCTCCTTCAGGCGGCGTCGGGGGTGAGCCCATCGGGCGACACGCGATGGCTATACCCGAGATACCCCGGCAGATCGTTCCCATGGTCGTCGCGGACGAACAGCGCGATGAGGGTCAGCGTCCCGTCGCGGTGCAGTTGGTCGACTCGCGCCGAAATGACTTGCTTGTGGACCGTGTAGGTCACGGGGTCGTTGCGCTTGAACTGCGGTGCCATCGGTCTGCTCCCTCGGTTCCGGGCCGGTGCGCCCGTGTCTATGGAGGGGAGTTTCCGATATGGAAAGCCTCTTGTCAAGAGAAAGTTTCCAGATTGGAAATCTTTTTTGGGGATGCGAGTGGCAGCGGCCTTATTCGCCGGTGCCGGTGCCCTTGTAGGCGCGAATCATCCGCTCGACGCGCTCGCGCTCGTCGGCCGACAGGTCTTTGAGCAGGTCTTCGGGGCGGGGCGTCGTCGGATGCCGGAACAGATCAGTGACATCAACTTCATCGCCCAATGCGTAGGCGATTGCCGCAAGCCATTCGTCTGTGCGACGCATCTTGCCCGAGATGAGCTTCGATAGCGTGCCAGGCGAACAGCCGATCCGCTCGGCGACCTGCTCTTGGTCGAGGTTCTTGTGCTCGATCCATTCTTTGATGAAGAGCTGGAACGGGCGACGCCTGCCAATGTGCGTGACCATGCCGCGACGATAGTTCCCTGTCAGGTCAAGCCGAATGCCCGGACTGGAAATCAAGGGGCTTGACAATCGCTTTCCGATATGGAAATCATTCCGATATGGAAAGCGCGCTGACGACCTATCGCAAGGCAGAGAAGCTGACGCAGGCGCAACTCGCGGCCAAGTTTGGCGTGCGACCGCCCGCGATATGCAAGTGGGAACAAAGACGCATCCCGGCAGAGCGCGTTCTGGAGGTGGAGCGGATCACAGGTGTGCCCCGGCAAGAGCTTCGCCCTGATCTATATCCGCTGGAAGCCAACGGCTCGGCAGCCGCATGACCTTCACCGCCCCGCCCATGGAGCCCGGCGAGCGCGCCGACCGGATGCTGCCCGTATCGCCGCACGAGCGGGACTGGCCGGTCTGTGGCGTCTGCGGCTCAGGCCACATCGTGCGCACCGGGCTGCGGATGGTTTGCGAGAACTGCGGGGAACGGCAATGACCGGCGCTATCGCAATCATTCTGGCCGTGCTGGCGTTCCGTACTGCGCGGTGGGTTATCAGAGACGTTCGGCATCAGAAACGCCGGCGGTCACGAAGAGCCGCCACGACATAACACCGTAGGGGATCGGAGACATGCAGATTGCACTACTCATAGGCGCGCTTGCGCTGCCCATCGGGGCTGCGGTGCTGATGTTCGTGCGCTCGTTGCCGCGCGAGGAAGACTATTATGCCCTGCATCTCGCCGACCTCATGCGGCTCACCAATTCGCGATCCTCCCAGCGGGACAGTTTTACTCCTTTCTCTGTCCCGCCGACTGGCGGCCCTGTCTCTCACGATGGGGCCGTCCCTTCTAACCACCGCGATACCGTCCACTAGGCGCGCCGCAAGCACGCCTGTCGAAACGAAGGGATAGATGTGGCTACGACTGCTCATGCGTTGATGGCTCCTGCATCCTGCCGCGACAGCAACCGCGACGGGTTCACCATAGCAGGGATGCGTCGCATGTGTTCATCGAAGCCGTCGCGTATCTACGACAAGTCGTCGCGCGAGCGGATAGCGCGCGAGATGAAGGAGATCGTCGAGGAAACCGGATCGTCGGTGCCGCCTGGATCGGGCGTCAAGGCCCTACTGCGCGCCGCTTGGGAAGGCTTGGACAGGCCGACGTTCTGGCGGGTTCGTGCTGCATGGCACGGTGATGCGGGGCGCTGGAGCGGCGAGGCCATTGATGACTTTAGACAGCGGAAACGGCGATGGCAACAGCGCCAACTCGAAGCCGCCGAGCGGGAAGCTACCGATCAGGTGGCAAATCTTTCGCGCCTGCGCGCTGCGCTTGCCATTGTGGATGAGGAGTTTCATCGCCCGGAAATTGATGCGCTTGGCTGGGCGATTGAGCGGTATCGCGTTCGAGATGATCGAAAGCGCAAGGGCTGAGACAGACGAGAGGCCGCAGTAGCATGACACTCACCACCGAACAGCAAACCGTTGTGCGCGAGTTCACCACGCGCATCGAGGCCATCGAGGAAGAAATTGCCGCGCTCAACAGCGACAAGTCTCAGTTCTACAAGGCGGCCAAGGACCACGGCCTGAACGTCAAGGTACTCCGCCGGCACATTGCCAACCGTCGCAAGCGGGCGGCCGACCGGGAAGGCTTCGATGCCGAGGATAGTCTGCTGGTCGACTACGAGCACGCCATGGACGCGCCTCGTGCGCACGCACGCGAGGAAGCGGCATGAGCGGCGGAAAGGCCAGTTGCCAAAAGGGGGATCGCACTTTGGTACAACGGGCAAATGATCGTTACAGAAAGTCCGCGAGGGGTCGCGCAGCGTCTCAGCGAAGGAACGATCGTCTCGCAAAAAACACTGCGGACAAGCGGCAAGCGTATTTGCGCGGCCCCGTGGATTGCGAGTGGCGCCTCGTAGCCTTCGCGCCTGACTACGAGGTATCCGAGTTTGGGGATGTCCGGCGGGTTACCGGCAGCAGGACTAGGAAAGCTGGGCATATCCTAAAACCGCATGTATGCGCACAAGGCTACATCAAGTTCAAACTCGTTATCGCAGGCGAGAAGCGGATATTGCCGGGTCACCGGCTTGTGGCATTAGCTTTCATCGGAGAACCGCCGACCGCCTCGCATGAAGTAGCGCACAACGACGGCTGCCGCGCGAGCAATCATTTTAGCAATCTCCGGTGGGCGACGCGAAAAGACAATCATGCCGACCTGCAAGCACATGGCACCGCCGTCAAGGGAGTGCGGAACGGTAGGGCAAAACTAACAGAAGCCCAAGTTCGTAGGATGCGCGCGGAGTATTGGCGCATTGCATGGACTCCCAAGCATCAATTTGGAGTCATCAAGAGAATGCGGGACAAGTACGGGGTCTCGCAAAGCACTTTTCGCAATGTTGTACAGGGGCTGAGTTGGCGACATGTCCGGTAAGCGGTCAAGAGACAAGGGGGCACGATTCGAGCGTGAAATTGTGCGCCTGCTGCAAGCAACCGGCGTGGCTGCTGAAAAAATCCCATTGTCCGGCAGTTGCGGCGGCAGCTTCGCCGGAGACATCACCTTTCCAGCCCTGATGTCCGACTGGCGGGCCGAGTGCAAATGCCGGGCCAACGGGTTCGCCCTCGTCTATTCGGCGCTCGACGGCAATGACGTGGTGTTTCTGAAACAGGACCGACAGGAGCCGTTGGTGGTGGTGCCATTGCATCGGTTCGCCCGGCTTCTGCTGGCGGCTGAGAAGGGCAAGGCCGCATGACCGCGCCTGTTTCACCGTCCGACCGTGCTCTGGATCAGCGCATTGCCGAAACCGCACTCGCAATATGGACGCGTCAGATCATGGAGGGCACGACGATATCGGAGCGTGACCGTGCCCGGCGCGAATATTCGCTGTGGCGACAGGCCCGCGAAGAGATTGAGGCCGGGGCATGATGAAGGTGCTCGATCTGTTCAGCGGCATCGGCGGTTTTAGCCTTGGGCTTGAGCGCACGGGCGGTTTCGAGACCGTGGCGTTTTGCGAGATCGATCCATTCTGCCGCGAGGTTTTGGCGAAACATTGGCCCGACGTGAGGCAATACGAAGATGTCAGAGAACTCACCGCCGAGCGATTGCGAGCAGATGCCATTGTTCCCGATGTCATCTGCGGAGGTTTCCCGTGCCAGGACATCAGTTTGGCTGGCAAGGGCGCGGGCATTGAGGGCGAGCGCAGCGGGTTGTGGTCTGAAATCGCCCGTCTTATTGGCGAGATACGACCGCGCTTCGTCATCGTGGAAAACGTCTCAGCTTTGCTTGGTCGGGGGCTGGGCCGAGTTCTTGGAGACCTGGCCGCGCTCGGGTTTGATGCGGAGTGGCATTGCATACCAGCTTCCGCTGTTGGTGCCCCTCACAGACGGGACCGATTCTGGCTTGTGGCCTACGCCGCGCAAGGCAGAAGGTCCAAACGGGGCCACGATACAAGGCGAGCTCGGGCTGACGAGTACAGTGATGTTGGTGGAACGTGGCCTGTGGCCGACCCCAACGTCTCGGGATTGGCGCAGCGGCAAGGGCAAGACGCAACTCGACAGGGGCCGTTCTGCTGGCCCATCATTGAGCGAAGCTGTTTCTGGAACTCTGAACCCAACGTGGGTCGAGTGGTTGATGGGGTTCCCCAGCGGGCACACAGAGTTGGCGCCCTAGGCAACGCCGTAGTGCCTCAAATCCCGGAGCTGATAGGCCGCGCCATTCTCGCATCCGAGCAAGCGAGGGCTGCATGAGCGAGGGATTCTGGACACCTGAGCGCATCGCTGAACTGAAGCGTCTGTCGCGGAAACGAACGCCGGATGAAATCGCCAAGGCGATGGGCGTCTCGAAGAACACCATTATCGGCAAGCTATACAGGCTGCGCGAAGGCCCGCCACCAGGCCCGACGAAACTGAGCGAGGCGGAAAAGCACGCCATCATCCTCGACGTACAACTCCATGGCGGCACGGCAAGCGCGGCGGCGGTCCGTCTCGGCTGCCGGGCGGACAGCGCCCGTAAGTTGGCGGTTCGTATTGGCCTGTCGTTCCCGGCACGGAATGCTGGCACCAAGGGCCAGCGGTGGCGCGTGAGCACGCCTAAGCCCAAACCCGGTACTCGGGACCGCAAACCTGCCAACCCCGCTCAGCGAGGCGCGCTGAGGCGTACAGAGGCACCGCCGCCAAAAGGCGCCATCGGGCTCATGGAGCTTCGAGACGCCACGGTGTTCAGGCCAGGCACCTGCAAATGGCCGGTGAATGACGGGCATCCGTTCCTGTTCTGCGGGCATGAGACATCGCTTGGCAAGGTGTATTGCGGATACCATCAGTGCATAGCCTTTGCCCCGCGGCACCGGGCAGAGCGGTTTTGCGAGGCGGCGGAGTAATGAGCGCGCATCTCCGCGGCGAAGTTATCAGATTGCGTCTCGACGAGAGACTTCCATATCGCGTTATCGCCAAACTCCTAGGCGTACCTCGGAACAAGGTGCGACGCTGGTGCAGCGAAGCCGCAGTTGATCCGTCCAGCCCGCCGGTGCGATGGCTGCCGGACCCGCGCGACACGACGGGACAGGTGGCTGGCGATCCGATGCCGGGCAGATCAGCGCTCGACCAGCGGAGGCAGGCATGACCGGCCAGCCACGCCACATGAGCGCGGTGGAAGCCGCACCCTACGATTGGCGCGAGGATGCACAGGCCTCATACTACGAGGCCCGCCGTGCCCAGCGGGAGCAACTACTCCGCGACGGTACATGGACTATCCCGCCGCAGGACGAGCGCGAGCGCGAAATTGCCGGTGACTGGCCGTTTGCTCCGCTGCCGCGCCGGCGCTTCGCCGCCATCATGGCCGACCCGCCGTGGTCATTCCGCTCCTGGTCCGACAAGGGCAAGAACCGCGCTCCCGATGCGCTGGTGAGGCAGAAAGGCCTATCCGAACGTCACTACAAGACAATGGGCTTGAAGGACATCATGGCACTGCCAGTCGGGGATCTGGCAGCGCCCCAATGCACCCTATTCCTATGGGCCGTCGATTGCATGATCTCCGAGGCATTGGAGGTCGGCAAGGGCTGGGGTTTCACGTTCAAGACGGTAGCATTTACTTGGGTCAAAACCAAGGCAAAGAGCGACGGGTTCCACATCGGTCTTGGATACTGGACGCGCGGCAATCCAGAGCAATGCCTGCTGTTTACGCGCGGCGCACCGAAGCGGCAAAGCGCCAGTGTCCGACAGCTCATCATGGCCCCGCGCCGCGAGCACTCCCGCAAGCCAGACGAAGCCCGCGAGCGGGTCGAAGCACTAGTGCCCGGCCCGTATGCCGAGTTGTTCGCCCGCACTGAAAGGCCTGGATGGCAGGCGTGGGGAAATGAAACGGAACGGTTTGCGGCAGAAGGCCCGGTCCCGGTGCAACAGCTAGAGGCGGGGAAACACACATGACGGACCACGCATTGAGCCGGGACGAGGCGGAACCGACGAAAAGCACGACGGTGCCACAAGTCATATTCCCTCCGCAGACTACCATTGTCGTGAAGCGCATCATCGAGCTGACCGCCAAGGCGCAAGGGTGCGGTGTGCACGAAATGATGGGGCCTCGCACGTACAATTATCTGTGCGAGGCGCGGCTTGCAGCTTACCGCCTCATGCAGAAGCACACTCGCCTCAGTATACCACAGATAGCGCGAAAGTTTGGACGGGACCATTCTTCTGTGTGTCATGCGCTCCGGCATAGCAAGCAAAATCAGGATCGTGTTTTGGCTATTATGGCTTTGGTGGATGCGCATTTGTTCCCGTCGCCCTGTGAACATTGTGGACAACGCGCGCTTGGCGATGTGAATAGCGGAGATAGTCGACACATCAACCCACACGATGGGTTATACTGAGTCGGATGATAGTCACCACGCTTTCACGTTTGACGATGTGCGCCGACGATCTGGTGCTGCTCGACCGCATGGCGGCGAGCGCCGGCAAGAGCCGCGACGTGTTCGTGTCGGACGTGCTGTTCGAGATGTTCACTATGGAGCGAATGATACTGGGGAACACGGCCGACCGCAAGGCTGGGGAACATGGCACGAATACGAACCATAAAGCCTGAGTTTTTCAAGCACGAGCGGCTGTTCGATGCTGAACTGGAAACTGGTCTGCCGTTACGGCTGGCCTTCGCCGGGCTTTGGACCCAGTGCGACCGTGAAGGCCGGTTCCACTGGCGTCCGCGAGCGCTGAAGACAGACGTTCTACCCTATGACGAAATCGATTTTTCACGCGTGCTCGACGTGTTAGTCACGCGTGGATTTGTCGTCAAGTACGCGTGCCAAGGGGAAGAATATGGCTGCATCCCGAGTTGGAACAAGCATCAGGTCATCAACAACCGTGAAAGCAAGAGCGAGATCCCGCCCCAGCCTGAGAACAAACGCGAACTCGTTGATACTGTAGAGCAATCCGACGCGTCGGCCACGCGTCGGCCACGCGTCGGCCACGCGTCGGCCACGCGACACGGTAATTACAAAGGGGAAGGGAAGGGAAGGGAAGGGGAAGGGGAAGAAGAAGATGCCGTTTCTGACGAAACGGGCGGCGAGCCGCCACGCATAGTCGATTTACCGGCAGGCGATCCAGAAACCCTGGAGGCTCAGGTCTACCGGCTTGGCAAGCAAATTCTCGGTTCCAATGCGGGTGGGATGATCACAAAGCTCCGCAAGCACTGCGGGAACGATTTGCTGGACGTGCGGGAATTGCTGCGCACCGCGCAAAGCAAGGGCGATCCGCGAGAATACGTCGCTGCCGTGCTGAAGCCGGAGCCTGATCCGCATGAGGCGATGTTTCGAGGTGCTCGCTGATGGCTGACATTCTACGCATCAAACGCGAGCTGGCGATACGGGCACAATCCGTCGCTGAGATGCTGCTGCCTGGCGGACGTAAGGACGGTCCGGAATGGCGGGCAGGCTCGACGGGCGGCGAGAAAGGACAAAGCCTTGGCGTCCACCTTGCCGGCGAGAAGGCCGGCGTCTGGTCTGACTTCGCCACCGGGGAAGGCGGCGACCTGCTTGACTTGTGGTGCGCCGCTCGCGGCATGACGCTGGCTGACGCCATCGAAGCGGCCCGCGTCTATCTCGGCATTGAGCGCCAAGCGCCGGTGCGGGAGCCGCGCCGAACCTACACCCGACCCGCCAAGCCGAAATGCCAGAAGCCGCGCTGCCGTGTCATGGACTACCTCTGCGAGGAGCGGAGCATTCCCGGCGACGTGCTGGAGCGCTACCGCATCGGCGAGGATGGCGACAGCATCGTGTTTCCGTTCATGTTGCCGGACGAAACGTTGGCGCTCGCCAAGATACGCAAGGCGGTGGACGGGGCAAGCCCAAAACCCACGGCGGCGGACTGTGAGCCCATCCTGTTCGGTTGGCAGGCGATCCCGCCGAATGTCCGCGATCTGGTAATCACCGAGGGCGAGATCGATGCGCTTTCCATGGCGGCATACGGCTACCCGGCGATGTCCGTGCCGTTCGGCGGCGGCAAGGGCGCGAAACAGCAATGGATCGAAAACGAATTTGACAGGTTGGAGCGGTTTGAGCGCATCTACATCGCCACCGACATGGATGGGCCGGGCGACGAGGCCGCCGCGGAGATAGCAAGCCGGCTGGGGCGGCATAGGTGCCAGCGGGTTCATCTGCCGCGCAAGGATGCCAACCAGTGCCTCGTCGAAGGCGTCACGAAGGTCGAGATCGATAAGGTGATAGCCGAGGCGCAAAGCCTCGATCCTGAGGGCCTGCGGCGCCCGAGTGCCTATGCCGGACAGGTGCTCCACCTGTTCTGGCCGGCTGACGAAGAGCGGGTCGGATACCGGACGCCCTACGGCAAGCTGGGCACGGACTTGCTGTTCCGCCCTGCCGAGGTGACGCTGTGGAGCGGCGCGTCCGGTGCTGGTAAAAGCCAAGTGCTTTCGGATTGCATCGTAGACTGGGTAAGGCAGGGTGGTCGGACCTGTCTCGTCAGCCTTGAGATGCGCGGCGACCAGACGCTGAAACGGATGTGTAAGCAGGTGACGGGGATCGACCGGCCCCAATCGCCTTTGATCCGCACGGCACTGGATTGGCTCGACCAGGGTCTGTTGCTTTGGGAGCGCGTCGGCAAGGCGGGCATTGATGCGCTTCTGGAGATATTCGATTACGCCCGCGCCAAATACGGCTGCGACCAGTTCGTAATCGACAGCTTGATGCGTCTTGGCATTGCCGGAGACGACTACACCGGGCAGGAGCAAGCGATGTTCAAACTGGTGGATTGGGCTGTGGATAACAACGTACACCTGCATCTGGTAGCCCACTCCCGTAAGGGCGAGCGGGATCGCGGCCCGCCTGATACCGAGGACATCAAGGGCGCTATGGAGATCGGCGCCAATGCGTTCAACATTGTCACCGTGTGGCGCAACAGAAAGCGCGAGGGAGCCATGCAGGATGCTGGAAGCGACTATGAGCGGCAGGAGGCCGCGGCCAAGCCTAGTGCCATCCTGAACGTCGCCAAACAGCGTAACGGAGACTTTGAGGGCAAGGTCAAGCTGTGGTTCGACAAGGAGACGTATCGCTATCGTTCAGGCGAGGAAAGCGACAGGTGGATTCGACGGTATCTGACGGCTGACGAACCTAAACTGGAGCAGATCGCGTGACCCGCCACAAGGGAGAGGCAGCATGACACGGCAAACGCCTACACAGCGGGTCGCCGATCTCATCGACCGCCGCGCGCAGCGGCTATGGCGGTATGGCCAGCCCTGGATGAACGACACTGAAGCGGATCTGGCATGGGCTGCCATCGATGAATCCGAGCGGACTCGCTATCGGATCGAGGCGTCGCGGCTACCGGGCGGTGGAGATCGATGATGCCTGTCGTTTTGGCTTCCACCAGCCGAGTTCGATCAGCCGCAGTACCGCGCGTGGCGGCAATGGCTCGGAGCGGCTTTCGTATCGGTGCATCTGCTGGCGGACGTTGCGGCCCTGATAGCCGAGAGCACGGCCCATCGCGTCGAGCGACAGGCCGTGGGCTTCGCGGATGGTGCGGAGGTCGGGGCCGGTCATGCGTCGGTCCCCGGCGTGTCGTGGCCGCACACATAGGCGGTAAGCTCGGCAGCTATGCGCCCCCAGGATTTGCCATCCAACACGTCAATCTCATCGAACGGATCGATGGGGGCACTGACGGTATGCCACTCGCCAGTATGGGGGTCTTCGATAGGCGTCGGCGCCTCGACCATGCCGCCATCAGCGCGGACTACGCGGCCGTAGAAGCCGTGAGATGGGCGGATTGTGCCGGGACCAAAGTGGCGGCGCTTCCACTCGATATTCTCAGCCATCTGTCGGGAGGCTTTGGCAAGCCCGCGCGCCGTCAGCGGGGCCGTGAAGTTGATGCGCCGAGAATAGGTTTCGTCGGTGTCGGTGGCGCTGTGGATGATCTGGATGGTGTAGGCGGTCATCTGTCTATCTCCTCTGTGGGGCGGTCATGTGCGTGCGAGCTTGGTGGCCAGCATTTTCTTGCAATCTGTCAGCGAGCCGATCCAACGCGGTGCGTTTTCGCGCCTGGCATATCCGTACATATTTGCGCTGTCACGCCCGCTCAGTCCGAGCGAGCCGTTGACTATCGTATAGCCGGTGCGCTCGCCGTTCCAATAAACATCGAAGGTTCCTGTGGCGGTCTTGACGGTGGTCAGCATCGGTCTGTCTCCATGCCCTATCGACACACTCATTCAGATCAGGTCGAGATAGTCATATCGCGCTGTGCCGTACTCGGTGGCGACGGCGTTGATGACCTTCTGCGGCCCATACACCAGCTTCTCGCGTTTGGCATAGACAATGGTCTCGCTGGGGATGACGCTGCGGCCTGCGATGTCGGCATGGAAGCGGGCAACTGCCTGATCGGCGCTGTCGGCTACTACGGCCTTACGGGTGTGCGGGAGGCCAGTGATTTCTACGGTGTAGGTCATTGTCTGTCTCCTGTTTGGGCGGGCTCTATGCCCTATCGACAATCTCAATGTAGGGCACCGCGCCCTACAATGCAAGGGAAATCGGCATGACGGGCAAAAATAATTTGGCACGGCTACCGGGCGACAGGAGGGACGAATGAGCGAGCGGTACTCCGAGCTCGACGCCCTGCTGAAGCGCGCCAGAGCTGCCTACAACGCCATGACGCCAGAACAGAAGCGCGAGCAGGCCGAAGTTCAACGCCGTTCATGGGTACGCGGCATGGCCCCATGCAAACACGGCATACGTGATTGGGAGACGTGCCCGCTATGTCGGGGGTTCTACACGGAGCCCAAGCCATGAGTGAGCGAGGCGAGGATGCGACCATAGTGAGGGTAGCCGACGCTATGCGTTCTTCAGAATACATGGTTAGGCGGGCGCTTTCCGCCCTCCGCCCTGGCGATCCGCTTCCCGGCGGGCTTGTTGTGGTGCCGGAGGAGCCGACTGAGGCGATGCTGGATGCAACTTACGGGGCTGAAATCGAGGGTGACTACCTGGGGGTCGATGATATTGCCATCATCTACCGCATCATGCTCCGCGCGGCACAGGAGGGGACGGAATGACTGTATCGCGGCGGAAAATGCTCGGCTTGGTCGGGGCAACCGGGATTTTTGGCAAGCAGGCTGTGGCCGAGGCAGCCAAGGCGGCGGCTGGGATGTCGACGTTCGGTAGCAGTGCGGCAGCCGCGCAATCGGGAGTGCCTGTGTCTGGCGACATTGCGCCGCGTGCTGCAGATTGGGCACGGCGGCGAGTAGCTTCAGTCCGAAGACTCTTCGAAGGCGGGCTGCCGGAATGGAAGCGGCAGAAACTCATGCGCCAAGCCACCGCGCGCGCCAAGGTGCTTGATCCTGACATTGCCTCACTGCGATCCGTGTCGCTGCAAGGCAAATATTACATGCAGGTGCGGCGGGAATATGATCGTGCCGTTGAGGGAGAACAGCGGTGGCCTGAACTGTCGCTGGAGGAAGCGCTGTGGAGCGAACGGGAGGGCAACCCATGATCCGCGCCGCATCGGAGGAGAAGCCATGATAGAGCGAATATTTTATGCGGCTTGTGCGGTTTATATGCTCATCGCTGTGGTGACATTTGGTGATGCCTATCATCAGTTTGCCGGATCAGCGGACGAGAACAGTCGCAGCACTGCATTCATGCCGGCTTTTTATGCAGCGGCTGTATGGCCGCTCTACGTCAGTGTGCGGCTATGGGAGCCCACGCCATGAGTGCCCCTGATCAGCTCGCCATCGCCGAGCAGCGCATCCGCGACCAGGATGAGCGGATCGCCGGACTGTTGCAGGAGCGAGACGCGCAGGACCGGCGGACCGCGGAACTGGAGCGAGAGCGGGATAAACTGCGTAAGCTCGACGAACAGGCGGCAACGCACGTCGAGAGCCTGATCTGCATGAGGTCCGGCCATTTCACTGCCGAGCCGCCCTATGTCGGCTGGAAGGGCATCGGGCTGGCATTGACAGAGGATTACGACGATCTGCGGGCTGCGCAGGCGCGCATCGCGGAACTGGAAGCGGCTGCCGAGACACAGCAGCAAACCCTGGAGGAGCGTGAAGCCGAAGCATACCAGATCATTGGCAGCCTGTCTGGCTATATGGCGCTGTTCGAGCATCCTGACGTAATCCGGGCGCTAGACTGGTTTGCATACCCGGAGCTACGGGAAGAGATGGGCGACATTCTGCCGTGGCCGCGCCAGGCGACGGCAAAGGAATGGACGGTGCCAGCGGATCGCATTGCGGAACTGGGGGCGCTGTTGGAAGGGCGAGACGACTTCATTGTTTCGTGCGGCCTATGGCAGTCCTTTGTGGACGGATTGCCCGCCGCCCAGCACAACGAGGAGCTGGACTGATGGCTGATGTTAGGACGATCACTCTCGTAGAGCGAGCCCCATCGCTGTTCAGAACCACCGTCAGACAGGGCATTGCGTGGGGCTTTCTTGTCGGTGCGGCTGGCCTGTCTCGGATGTGGTTCGGTGGGGCATGGATCGTCGATATGATGATCCTCGTGGCCATGGTGTTGCTCGTAACTGGCGCCGCGCTCAGGGAGTCGGGCAACAGCGTGAAAATGACGCCGGACGAATTGCGACGCTGGGTCGATGCCGGGATGCCGAATGATGTTGGACGTTGGCGAGCAGACCACCGGAACTGACATGCACGAGCAGGAAAAGAGAAATGATCTGAGTCGGCAATTGGACCGTCTAGTCGCGGCGCACCGAGCGGTTGACGAGGCTATGCAACCAGCCTTTCGCGCCATGCAGGATGCGCTGCGCGTCTTAGGTGTGGAATGCGCCAAGGCTATCGAAAATGCCTACAGAAAGCGTACCACGAGGGGATGAAATGCTGATGAGCAGACGCAAGCCCAAGATCAACAAGCAGGACAAGCCCGGCCTGCCACCGGAGCTGCGCCGAGCTATAGACGCCGACAAGATCACGCCACAGCGGGCACTCAGGCTTATCGAGGAAGGCGGCGAGGCGACCGAGGACACGATTGTAGATCAGGACAGTCCCTCACAGAACGTCGTCGTGCTGCGCGTTAATGAAGTGGTGATCGACTGGTTGGTAAGGCGGGAGCGCATCACGACCTCGCAATGGGAAGCGGCGACCAAGCTACGCAACCACTTTGAGCAGTCCGGTCTCGACCAACTCAGGGCCATGGACCCGACCAGGGACGTGGTGGACGGCGGGCAGTCCAAGCCAGAACCGCTGTTCCGCACACAGCACCTCTCGGCATTCAATGACGCCATCCGGCAGCTCGGGCCATGGACCTACTCGGTGATCAGCGACGTGGTGCTCAACGACAGGAAGCCCGAGGACGCCAGCGTATCGGGTCTATACCGCGACAAGCAGCGCAAGGGCGTCGAGACGCTGACCGTGTTGCGCATGGGGCTGTCTGTTCTAGCGACACATTGGAGACTGCCCAAGGACTGGAAAGATTAAGCTTGCATGAACGTGTCTGTTCTGCCATATTCGGTACGTGGCCGCGAGTGGGCCACCAGACATTGTTGCCCGGTGCTCGGGTTTCCTCTTTCAAAACGGATGCGCGGCTGTCGGCGGTGGTGTACCGAACGGCAAACATTCCGGGTCGCGCCCGGTGGCAAACCGAATAGTTGGTTCGAATCCAGCCCGCGCAGCTCAGTACCATTCAGCACGCCGCAACCTTTCACCCAGGGCGCACACTGGCACGCTGGGGTTCACGGCAGGCCTTGGCGCCTCAGGCGACATGCGATTGCGGCGTGTGGTGCATTGCTCCCCGCATGAAGGTCTGCAAGCCAGTGCCTAACAGGAGCACCCCATGAACCGCCGCTCATTCCTCCGTTGGTTCGGCATAGCACCTGTGGCTGTAGCCGGGGCGGGCAAGGCTAGCCTAACCCGCGCAAGCGCCGATGTGCCGGCCCGGCAGTCTCTCGGCAAGACAGCGTTCGAGCGCCTGCCCATACGGATCGACGTGGGCGAAGTGCCGATCGTCCATTGGACGAAGCTGTCTGACCCGTCCTAACCCATGCCCTGCAAGCCCTGCAAGCCCTGCCAACGCAGACGAGCAAGACTGAAGCGCGCAGCGGCAGCCATCGCCAAGGTGGTGATCCGAAAAGTCGAGCAAAACGCCACAATTAAGCGTCTTAGTGGTGGCGCTGCAAAGGCGGATTCAGTATAGTGGGGCAATGCAGCTAAGGCCATACCAAGATCAACTCCTGAGCAGGATAAAGCGCGGGATTGAGCAGCACGATTCGATTTTGCTCCAGCTTCCGACAGGCGGCGGCAAGACGCTGATCGCAACTGAACTAGCGAAGGCTGCGGCGGATCGCGGCCAGGTGGTGTGGTTCATATGCCACCGTCGAGAGATCATTCGGCAGACTAGCCAAGCGTTGGTGGATGCCGGAGTTGTACACGGCTTCTATGCCCCAGGACTGGACAGCAACGTGGGCTCGCCTGTCAAGGTGAGTTCGGTTGACACGCTGCGCAACTGGATTGGAGAGTTAGCGACTCGCCCCGATATCGTCATCTGGGATGAATGCCACCACATCGCGGCCAAGACGTGGGCGGGGCTCAAAGGGAAGTTCGCTGGGGCGAAGCACATCGGCCTGACCGCCACGCCGTCGAGGCTGGATGGGGTAGGGCTTGGTGATTTCTTCGACACACTGATCGCCGGCCCAGACACGCGGCAACTGATCGACCGGAGCTTTCTTTCCGAGTATCGCCTATTCGCGCCGACCGTGCCCGACTTGCGCGGCGTCAAGGTGCGGGCGGGCGATTATGCGAGGGACGAACTAAGCGAGCGTATGAGTGCCCCGACCATCGTCGGGGATGCCATTGAGCACTATCAGCGCCTTGCGCCGGGATCGCGGGCAATTGTATTCGCCACATCTGTCAATGCCAGCAAGGCCATTGCCAAGCGGTTCAATGCGGCGAACATAAAGGCTGCGCACGTTGACGGTACGACGCCGACAAAAGATCGTGACGCGGCTGTGGCGGAACTAGAGACTGGCGCAATCAACGTGCTGTCCAATGTGGAGGTGTTCACAGAGGGCTTCGACCTTCCGGCCATTGATGCGGTGATCCTGCTCAGGCCGACGCGCTCATTTGCTCTGTACCGCCAGATGATCGGACGCGGGCTTAGGGCGGCAGAAGGCAAGCGCGAGACGGTCATCCTCGACCACGCGGGCCTTATCTATCAGCACGGTCTGCCAGACGAGACTGTAACGTGGTCGCTGGAAGGCACGGCAAGGCAGCCAGCGCACAAGACAGACGAGCGAACTTCGCTTCGATGCTGCCCCGAGTGTACATCGGTGCATGTGTTCAAGACCGCCTGCCCTGAGTGCGGCTATATCTATAAGCTGCGGGAGAGGATGATTGAAGAGGTCTATGGCAACCTAGTCGAGGTGCGTCATAGGCCGGGGTATTTGTCAGGGAGTGAGTTTGCCCGGCAAGTGGATATTGCGCAAAGCACAGTGTTTCTTCTGATGAAGAGTGGTCTCCCTAATGAGATGGGTGCCATTCCACTGAAAGACGGTGTTGCGTGGCTTAAGGAGAATTGGGCTAGTAGCCCCAAGAAGCCACCCTTTGGCAGTGCCCACGGCGAGTATGAGAGCCAAGCAGACTTCGGCAAGAGGACGGGGCGCAAGAAGGTTGCCAAACTGTTCGCGGCGGGGATGCCGCGCGCGCTTAACGGTTGGATACCTGTAGAGCCTGCACTGGAATGGCTTAGGGAATGGGAAAGCCGACCACGGACGGGTGTGCGCCCGCCTGCACATTCGGGGCAAGAATCACAAATGGCGTTCGCCCGGCGCATCGGGGTGAAGCATTGGATTGTACTCACATGGGTCAAGCAGGGCCTACCAGTCGACGAACACGGATGGGTGAACATTGACGCGGCGCTGGCGTGGGTTGCTGCGCAGCCCAAAGCAAAGCCAAGGGTGAAACACGATACCCATCGTCACTTTGCTGAACGCGTGGGTGTGCCTGCGGCGGCAGCGGGCGCGTTTATCAAACGGGGGATGCCGGTAAACGAAGACGGCTCACTCGACGTAGACCGAGCAGTTGAGTGGTTCAAAACAACACCAATAAACTGGAAAGGGCTATCCAACTTCCTCCCCATAGGATTTGAGTCGGTCAAGGGGTTTGCCAGACGCATTGGACAGAAGAATGGGAGGCACATCAAGAAATGGGGATGCCCGATTGAACCAAACGGCCTGATTGATTGCGCCAAGGCAAACGCGTGGTGGGAAGAGAACAAAACTGGGCGGCTTGAAGCAATGTACTCCGATGAGCATAAGAAAAAGCTTAGCGTTTCCTGTCGGGAGGGGCGTGCAGCCTGAGCGGATAGTCAAGGTTCTTCCCGGCAGTGCCTTTAATGAGGGGGGACTTTAG